AGAGGCCGCCTTCGCCAAGCAGCGCGAGGAGATCGAGGCCGCCAAGAAAGCGATGGAGGCCCAGCAAGCCGAGTTCAACCGCCAACAGGCCGAACTGCGGGCCGAGCAAGAGAAGGTCCGGCTGGAGAACGAACGCCTCCAGCGTGAGGCCCAGATCCGTCTCGACCTGGCCCGGCGCGAGGAAGAGGAACGGGAGAAAGCGACTCAGGCCCAGTTGCTGGCCGAGCGCCAGGCCCGCGACGAAGCCCTGCGTGAGGAGCAGCGCAAGCAGAAGGCTGAGGCCGACAGGATCTACAACGAGAAGCGAGTCGAGGAAGCTAAGAAGATGGCGGCCGAAGCGGCCGTCAAGAACGAGCAAGCCCGGGTGGCCAGGGAGCAGGAAGCGGCCCGGATCAAGGCGGAGAAGGAACGGGCCGCGGCGGAGAGGAAGTCGCTCCAGGCCCCGGACAAAGAGAAGCTCAGAGCCTGGTCACTCCAGATCGAGAATATGGAGCCGCCGAAGTTCAAATCGAAAGAAGCGTCCGATGTGTGGAACACGGCATGGAGAGCGATCAGTGCGGCCCTGGATGGCATAGCTGCTTTTACGGAGGCCAAGTAATGCTCTGGTTTACCTTCTACAACTCGGACACAAAAAGAAACGAGTACGTGAATCTGGCCAATTACAGCGTGGCCATAGGAGACACCACGGCCCACATTCATCCGGCCCACTACAGCACGGACGCATACTTCGTCGTCAGGGGCAAGGACCTGGAGCGGCTCCGCCGGCTCATGGAACGCGAGGCCCGCATAACCTAGCCCGCAGACTTTGGAGAGAAGGCATGAAGAGGGGGTGGCAAAGAAAACCTGGAACAGAGCCGGTCATTGCTTACAGGTTCGCAGAATGCCCAAACCCCAAGCTCAAAGGGCCGTGCCATGTGTGGTATGGATCAATTCAGAAGGGTGGATACGGAAGCATTAGTTACAAAGGCAAACACATGCTGGCACACCGCTACGTGTGGGAGCAGACGAATGGCCCCATCCCGAGCGGCTTGGAAATTGACCATATGTGTCGCGTTCGGTCATGCTGCAACGCAGATCATCTGAGAGTAGTTACGCATAAAGTCAACACGACCGAAAACAGCTACAGCGTCGGAGCCAAGAATAAGCCCAAGACGCATTGCCCGTCTGGCCACGCTTACGATGCAAGCAACACCAGGATCAACAAGGCCGGCTCTCGCGTCTGCTGCCAGTGCCAGAGAGATCATGGCAGAAAGAGTTACGCCAAAAGGGCATGTCCAAGAATCCCGCCTACTCACTGTCCGCAAGGCCACGAATACGACGCCGAGAACACTTACACGAGGACAAATGGAGTCAAGTCGTGCAGGACGTGCCATCGCAAATGCGAGGCTCGCCGGAGATTGAAGGTTAAGCCATGAAAATAATTGACTGCGTACAAGGCACGCCAGAATGGTACGAGGCGAGAAGAGGATATCCCACGGCCTCTTGCTTTGACCAGATCATGCAGCCCAAGAAGCGAATCGCAAGCGCCAGCCAGGAGAAGTACATCGCTTCCCTGATCGCGGACATCACCTGCCCCTCTGCGAACTATTTCACATCCCAAGGAGGCCCAGTCAACGCCTCAGTGGAGTATGGCCGCAAGACGGAAGACGAAGCTCGCCGCTGGTACGAGGCACAGTACGATTGCCAAGTTCAGCAAGTCGGATTCTGCATCGACGACACGGGCCGCATAGGATGTTCGCCCGATGGCTTAGTAGGCGAGGAAGGCGGAATTGAGCTTAAGTGCAGAGACCGCAACAACGCGATATTGGCCTTAATGAAGAACGAGATACCGATAGGCCACTTGTGTCAGTGCCACGGATTCTTGATCGTGACTGGCCGAAAATGGATCGACTACATCAGCTACTGCGTTGGCGCTCCAGCCTTAGTTAAACGTGTTTTCCCAGACGACTTCACTCTCGCATTGCGAGTTCAGGTCGAAATGTTCTTGGCCAAGTACGAAAAGATCAAACAAGGGTTCAACATCAAGAAGGAGGATGAGAATGTGGAAACACCCGAGAGCAGGGCCGAGGTCGCAAAGTGGAACGACAGGCTGGCCACGACGGAGGGCGACGTCCACGACGGAACGATCGACGAAGAGGCCGCCGTAGAGCGGGTGAACGGGTGGCTGCCAGAGTTGAAGGGATACGAGCACGGGACTAAGAGGGCCGTGTACCAGATCCTTAAGCGCTGGCTCGACCTGCGGCCCGTGAAGTGGCATCTGGACAGTGTGGCGTTGATTTACAGGCTGCAAGAAAGTGTGAGGTTTTAATGAGCAAGAACGATGGCGGGCCGGCTTTCCCATTCTCCACGAGAGATCTGGATGGAACTCAGATGATCGGTGTTCAGTATTCCGGCATGAGCCTGCGAGACTGGTTCGCTGGGCAGGCCCTGGTCGGCCTGATCGAAGGTTACGACCATGAGGCTCGATGCGCCAGCGCCAACAAGAACCAAAGGACAGGGCTCGACGACAATCCGCACCAAGACGACTCGGACGCTACCTATGCCAGTCAATTGGCAGGTGAGGCCTATATCTTAGCCGACGCTCTGCTCAAGGCCCGGGAGCCTTGATGCGTCACCCGCACGACAACAAAGCCTCGGGCCAGGCCGTGACTCGGGAGTTCCTCGATCACAGGCAGGCCCGGGCTCAGGGCAAGCCAAGGGCTAAGTGGATCCAGTTCTGCCTCACGATGTTGGCCCGGGGCTACAAGGTAACGCTCTATGAGGCCCGGCATTCGTACTCGAAGTACATCACGGTCCACAACGGAGGGCGTTGCCACAAGCTGCGATTCTCCAACCACGAGCCCATCCGGGCCCGCGAACTAAGGCGAGACTGCGATACCTTCGTGGGTATCGCACACACCTCGTCTATCACGACAGAGCAGGCCATCCTCAAGGTCATAGCCGACCTGGGGCCTGCGAAAGGAAAACATGGCGAAGATCAAATGCCCTGAAGGCGGCGTCGCTTACAAGTTGGCTGGCGGAGATCCGGTCTTCATCGACCCGGAGTTTAGGAAGTTTTTGCCGGACTTGGAGCCGAAGGTACGAAGCATTCTTGAGGAGGAGATCGTCGAAGCAGGACGAGTAACCGATCCGATTACCATTTGGAAAGAAACACGAATCATCCTCGACGGCCACAATCGCATCGAGATAGCGACAGCCAAGAAGATTTCCTGGAAGCCGGACTTCAAGAGCTTCCCGAACACTCCTGAGGGTCGCAACCATGCCTTGGAGTGGATGCTCCGACACCAGAAGGGGCGGCGCAACATGACGGAAGAGGCGATGGCCAAGCTTGCCGAGTTCCGACGCGAGCGGGTGGCCGAAATGAGACAGGCTGGTGAAAGCACGCGGGCGATTGCAAAGAAGGAAGGAGTGAGCCAAGGGCAGGTAATGAGAGACCTAAAAGCTCTTACTGAATCGGGGGATTCAGTAGAGCCCAAGGGCGGCCTCGTGACTTCTCTGGATGGCAGCAAAAGGTTATCCCGCGCCGAGCGCGTCGGCCAGAAGCCCGCTACTCCGTGGGTTCCCAAGGGCGAGCGCATGCCCGGCGACGACACCGACCAGATCAAGCGGGACAAGAAAGAGGCCCGCACCAACCCCAAGAACGGCCAGGTCATGTTCGACTGGCAGGCCTTCGAGTCCACGTTCGCCAAGATGATGCTGATGCCGGACTACCTGGGCAAGCCGTACAAGGCCAACAATTCCAAAGAGGCCGATGCCCTTCGCAAGGAGCTTGTCGAATGGAAGAAGAGATTCAAGACGTGGTATCAGACGATAGCGAAGCAGAAGGCTCCGAAGGGGTAGAAGTAGCTGTCGAGTACCGCGACATCGAAGGATTCCCCGGCTACCGCGTAGGGAGCGACGGGTCCGTGTGGTCGCGTCGTCCCAAAAACGGTAAAGGCCCCTTCGTGAAGTGGCGGATTAAGAAACCGAACATTATCAACAAGCATGGCCATAGGCGAGTGGATCTTTTTAGAGGAAAAGACGAGAGGTTCTTGAGATATGTCCACCGCCTCGTGCTTGAAGCTTTTGTTGGTCCTTGCCCGAAAGGCATGGAGTGTCGACACTTCCCTGACAGAAGCCCCAGCAACAACTCGATTGAAAATCTGTCATGGTCAACCCACAAAGAGAATGCCTCTGACATGGGTTTTCACGGAACATCCTTGCGCGGAGAAACGAATCCTAATGCAAAACTGAACGCTAACACGGTTCGACTCATTCGCAAAGAAAGCGACATGGGTATATCGCAGAGATCCATTGCTCTTAAGCACGGAATATGCCAAGCCCACGTGAGCGACATTGTCCTTAGGAGGAAATGGGCCCATGTCTGAACCTGACATTGTCCCGTGGGATCATCAAGTATTCGCCGTCCAGCAGTGCGAAGTGGCCCTGGAGACTCACTCCAGGGTGCTCGTCTCGATCCCCACGGGCGGAGGAAAGACCTGGGTGGCCGCCGAGTTGATCCGCCTGTGGGTGGCCCGGGGCCTCCGGGTGGGCATCTACACGAACCGGCGCCTGCTGGTGGCCCAGTTGAGCCGGATGATGGACGGGTATGGCATAGATCATGGCGTCATGGCCTCGGGCCGCGAGCGAGCCGAGCATCATGCCGTGCAGATTTGCTCGATCCAGACGCAAGGGGCCGCCAAGCGAAAGGCCAAGAAGATGTCGGCAGAGGCCGAGCTGCCTGACTTCCAGCGAGTGATCATCGACGAAGCCCACCTCAATGCGAACGGCGAGATCCTCGACATCATGGCGAAGTATGCCAAGGCCGGGGCCAAGATCGTGGGCCTCACCGCAACGCCAATCGACCTGGCCCACGCTTACGACGTGCTGGTGCAGTCTGGGACGGCGAGCGAATTGCGGGCATGCGGGGCCCTGGTGGAGGCCATCCACTTCGGGCCGGACGAGCCAGACTTCAAGGCGTTCAAGAAGTTGAAAAAATCATTGGCCAACTGTGACAACGACGGAGCCGAGCTAACCGAGGGCCAGGTCCGCGATTTGATCATGACCCCCAGCATATTCGGCCGCGTGTGGGAGTGGTTCGAGAAGCTCAACCCGGAGCATGAGCCGACGATTCTGTTCGCCCCTGGCGTCAAGGAGTCTTACTGGTTTGCACAACAGTTCGCGGCCAAGGGGGTCACATCGGCCCACCTGGACGGAACGAATATTTGGAGGAGTGGATGGGATGAGCCTCAAAGAACAACGCCAACGCTTAGAAGAGAAGTTCTCGATGGCTCCCGCGACGGACGAATCGCCGTTCTCTGTAACCGTTTCGTCCTTCGAGAAGGCATTGACGCTCCTTGGCTATCTCACGGGATATTTGCAACGATATTCGGCTCCTTGCAAACTTACCTTCAGTCGGGTGGCCGGCTTCTGCGAAGTCACCCTGAAGTTTCACTCGTCCGAATACAGGATCACGGAGGAAACTGGTGGCGCTGGGGCTCCCTCAACGCCGACCGACACTGGAACTTGAGCGATACAGGAAGCTACCTGGCCCAGCGCAGGGCCGATCGGCTCCGCGACAAGAAAGACGCCGAGCCATTCCGCTGCCCGGAGTGTGCTCGGATCCTCATAGCGGGCCGCTGCGTGGGCTGCGGGTGGACGCCTGGCGTCTGGCTCAAGGCGCGGCCCGTGGTGAGCACGAACGGCGAACTCCGGTTGATGAAGGGCGACATCTACCGGGCGAGGCCGATCTCGAAGGCCAGGGATGGCCCCAAGAAGTGGGCGAGGATCTTTTGGGCCAGCAGGAAGTACAAGCCCGAGCGGACGTTCCGCGTGGCGTTTGTGATATTTGCCAAAGATAACTGGTGGCAATGGCCGAGCAGATCATGGCCGTGGATGCCGATTGATCCTGAAGACGTTTACCGGCCTTGCGCGGATGTTCCGCTGGGGCGGTTAGTGCAACCTGTTAAGGGAGACGACGATGGCGGAAGAAGTGAAGGAAACGACCGAGAAGAAGCCAGGCCGGAATGGGAAGAAGAAGGGCTTTTTGCCGGGGATGGCCCCGGCTAACTCGAAGGCGCTCGACCGCCAAGGAGAGGCATATTATGCCAGGCTCCGCGAGTGGCAGGGCCTCGGCAAGGAGCTGGAGGGCATGCGGGAGGAGATCCTGGCCCGCATGAAGGTCGAGAAGCTCAAGACCTACACGACGCCAGACGGCGTGGAGTTGATCCGACTGGCCAAAGAGAAGCTGTCGGCCTCGAAGAAGGAAAAGGAGCCGGGCTAATGCACAAGCACAAGTGCGATGAGTGCGGATGCGTCTGGGAGCACGAGAGGCCGGCCGATGGAGAGGGCAAAGGCGCACACAATTGCCCCAAGTGTAGCGTGCCGCAAGGCATGAGGTATGACGGCCCCGAGCCTGCCGAGTTCACTAACCATCATCTGAAGGACTCAGCATGAAGCCACTCGATGAATACCCACACACCCAGTCTGATCGGTGCAACGTCTGCGGGGCCGAGGTTGTGTGGGTAAGAGGAGTGTCAGGAACCTACATTCCCGTCGACCCTGAGCCGGTCCAGGGCGGCGAGGTGACGATCATAGCTGGCTTCGTCCAGTCACCTGTCAACGAGCTGCTGGGCCTCGTCCTGGGGCCTGACCAGCGGTATACGCAGCATCTACGAACGTGTCCTGAGTTACGAACCCAAGAGGCCAGAAAGGAAAGGTTGGAAGAAGCCATGACAAAAGAATCGCCTACCCGCGAGATCACGACCTGCAAGTGCGGGAAAAGGATGTGGTTCGCCACCACGGAGAAGGGGAAGCAGATCCCCCTGCAAGAGCACCCGAGCCCCACGGGGAATATCTTCCTGCGGGACGGGGTGGCCGTGTACGTGTCGGCCAAGAACCCGGCTCCTGAAGGGGCCGAGTTATACCTGAGCCATTTTGTTGACTGCCCCGACAGCACACAGTTCCGCTCAAAGAAGGCCGCCGATGCCTAAGTCACGCGAAGAGACCATCGACGAGCACGAACACGAGATCATGGGCATGGTGCTCGACGCCTGGACGGAAAGCCGCACAGGGGCCCAGATCACCTTGTTCCAAAGATGGATCAAGCCGCGGGTGCGGGCCAAGCTTGGGGCCATGTACGACGCGGCCATGACCACGTTCCAAGAGGAGTTCGACAAGGCCACCAAGAAGCCGGAGGCCAAGGAGTTATTCGAGGAGCCCAAGAAGGGCCGAAGGCAGGAGTCATGACCCGCAAGGACAAGAAGGCCCTGGATGCCTTCCGAGGCCCCGGCAAGTGCGAGTGGTGCGGCCTCTGGCTCCCTCGCCGTGATCCTCACCACATCATCGGCCGCGGAACCGGTGGCTCGAAGCGGCTGGACATCCCCGAGGCCCTGTGCGGGGTATGCCCGGCCTTCATGGGAAATAGCTGCCATGATCGCCATGGCAACGATCCAAGATGCCGGGGCCGCTGGCTGGAAATCGTAGCCAAGCGTGAGAAGTTCGAGTCCGGCGAGGCCCTGTTGGCCTGGCTGAACATGATCTTGGCCCTTCCGAAGTACAGCGAGATACCAGAAAGGAAACGACATGAACAAGCCGACTCGGGGCCCGGCCGTGGATCGGGCCCGTGTGCGTGAGCTGAAGGCCCAGGGCATGAGCAACACGGCCATAGCGGCCCGGTTGGGGTGTGCGAGGGAAACAGTGTACCAGGCCCTGAAAGGGGAGAGCCATGAAGGAAGAGTATTCGGCCGAGGAGATACGGGCCATGAAGGGCCGTAAACGGGCCAAGGGGGCCTCCGTGGACGTTCAGCAGGCCAGAAGCCTGTTTCTGGCCGCGTGCAAGGCCCAGGGGCTTCCTGAGCCGGTTCCTGAGTGGAAGTTCCATCCACACAGGAATTGGCGGTTCGACTGGGCCATTCCTTGCAGGAAAGTGGCCCTGGAGATCGAAGGCGGCGTCTTCATGAAGGAGGGCGGTCACCGCGGCATGAGCCGGTTCCTGCGCGACATGGAGAAATACAACGAAGCGGCCCTTTTGGGCTGGGTCGTGATTCGAGTGACAACGGATCAAGTCAAGTCAGGGGAAGTCTTTGCGTTGATTCGCAGGGCCTTGGGGATTTAACAGGGGGAAGCATGAAGACGGTAGCGGAGCGAGTGGCCGAAGTGTGCGGCCAGATAACCACGGCGAGCAGCCTGGATGAGATTCATGACCAATTGGCTAAGCAGCTCACCCAGCAGGCCGCCGAGTGGCAGATCGCCCTCAATGAGGCCGAGACTAAGTACGAATCCAGCTACAAGGTGTGGGCTGAGGTGAACAAATACAACGAGAGAGCCCTCGCTACCGAGAAAGAGCGTGGTGCCCAGGCCGTGGAGGCCGCTGTGCAGAAGGCCGGCGAAGCCTGGGCAGCCGGCCACAATCCTCCACTAATAGCGGCCTCTTGTCGGGGATGCGGCAAGGTTATCGAGTTGGTCGATGTGTTGGGCGCCATCAAGCACGAACGTGGATGTTCATTTGCTCAAGCCAATCCGGTACGCAATCAGACGATGGGCTGCCTGCTCGAAGGAGTGGTGAGCCGGCTCGATGAATTGGAAGCCAGGCTTGACACGATCCAGAAGGGGGGATAAAAGAAATGGGCCGCTGGAGGCTTGCTGGCTCCAACGACCCGCGCGATTCGGTGTTCAGAGCACCTGGCCGCAAAGACACTTTACACTTTGCACCTCTTGCAATCAACACCGCTCGAACAAGGCCAGGTTGCCAAACTGGATCATCCGCCCCGGGAACCCCTTTGGGCCCTAACGGAAATGACGGCTGTATCAACGCCATGCGCCGGTAAAGCCTGAGACACGGCCTGCCGCAACGGTGGAATTGAGCAGCCAGGGGATGATTCTTGCCTACTTTCGTGAGGGGGTAGGGGGTGTGCGCGCTAGTATTAGCGGCGCCGCAGGCGAAGCGGCCGTGTCCAGCGTGGAGACTCGACCGCCCGCAGGCGGGGGCTTCGCCCGATCTGGGCCTGCGGGTCCAGACAAGCTGGGCCTGACCTGGGGCAGGCGGGAAAGGCATTCCCCAGACGGGTCAGGCCGGTGTGGGGCCGGGTTTCACTGTTCGGGCCGGTCCCAAGGAGAGGCACAGGGGAGCGCCATGCGGCCTGAGCCTGAGCGGAGGCGAGTGGCCTGCACGGGGGTAGGTCTCGGGGAGCGAAGGAGTAATCATCATGGGAAAGTGCGGTTGTCCGTGTGGATGTCGGCAGGAGTGCGACCAAGAGGGCCGATGCCCTGGCTGCCACTACGGGACGCACAAGTGCCCGAACTGTAACGGCCTGGGCGAGGTCCGCTGGCCTTCTGAGGATGGCGGCTCGCCCTGGATGGTGTGCCCGACGTGCGGAGGAAAAGGCAAGGTGCAATCATGAGCGAAGGTTCCTGGGTTCACCTAGAGTTCAATGTCATTGTGAGGATGACGGAGAAGGCGTTCCTGATCCGGTTCAAGGGCCACCATAACGCGGAGTGGATACCAATGAGCCAGATCGAGGGCCGGGGCCTGGACTACACGGAGGGGGACAGGGACGGGACCATGTGTATTACCGAGTGGATAGCGAACGAGAAGGGCCTGGCATGAAGAATGAAGAAGATCGAGCCGCGAGGAACCTGAGGCTGCTCAAGAATCTGATGGACGCGAGCGGCGACCTGTGGCGGGCGGTTAAGTTCAAGGCCGATTACGGCAAGACGTACTGGGTAGGCTCGCCTGCGAGGCCCTATGAGGAAGTAGTGCAGAATGCCGTGGAGAGGACGGGCCTAGCTCTGCGTGAGGCTGGCGCCATTCACCTCGACGAGATTTGGGACGATATGGAGTTTGTTCTGTGTGCCAAGTGTTCGATTAGCAATGACGCGATGCTGTGCGAGGCGTGCAAGCACAACGAGAAGGCCATCAGCAACCTGAGGCTGCTTCTGAAGCGGCACGAGTCGACGGGGCCGGTATGACCGAGCGCCTGGGCCTGGTTCAGTGTTGGATCTGCGGCCGGGTGCAGTATGGCCGGCTGCGGCGGTGCGACGTGTGCCCGGGGATGACGGAGGTTCTGTACGTGGACGAGGCCGGGGTGGAGCGGCCCTGGCCCCTGGACCTGTCGGAGTACCGGAGGCGTGGGATCGTGGTGAATGGTTTAGTTAATGACTTGGGAGGCCGACGATGAACGAAGAAGACATTTCCGACTTTGTCAGAGACTCAATGAGCCGAGAGCAAGGGTTCATTCTTGAGCTGCGAATGAACGGCGAGCCATTGATCGAGTTTCACTACAGGGGAAGGCCCCAAGACAATGTTGACCTTTCCAGGATATTGCAGTTTGGCAGGTGGCCTGAACACATGAGCTTGTACTTTCACGCCCCTGTAGCCGAGTAGTGGTGAAGGGGATGGTCAACGATTTAGGAGCGACATGATAACCAACAAGCATTTCATCGACTGGGAGGCCCAGGTGTTCGGCTTCGGCTACGGGACTGGTGAGCCCCACATCCTCAAGGCCCTGAAAGTGTTCCTGGAACTGTGCAAGCCGAGCGCAGGCTACCCGAGCTACAAGTACGAAGAATTGGAGGTAGTTCTCGGGGCAACAACTGCCTGGCTTCTAATCAACGCCCTGTGCCATGCCGACTGCATCAACTACGGAACGAGCACCCGCTACGCCTGGCTCGACGACAAGGGCAAGCTGCTACAAGAATTCGTGGCCCAACACACAGCCCAAGAGTTGTACGAAATGACCGCCGTGGACGAGAACTACATTCACTGCATGTCGGGCCATTGCAATTGCGAGCCAGATCAGCCCAATTGCAAGAACCCGTTGTTCCCTGTGCGGCGGTAATGGATGGTCAACGATTTAGGGGGCCGATGAGGCCGGAGGAAGCGATGTCGATGTTCGGGAGCGTTCAAGCAGACTTTGAAGCCTGGCGAGAGAGTTCACCCAACGCCAGCAATATCGAATCAGCAATTGCCGACGACCACGACCTCGTGGTTCGTGAGGCATTCCTGGCTGGGGCCGCGTGCGTCATTGGCGGAACTGGCAAGGCCAAGAAGGCCGATCAGGGCCGAAGCATCGAAAGGTTTCTGTCGTCATACCGAGATCAAGTCGACAAGAAGCTTCGAGAGGTTGGAGTTGTAGTCGGCCAAAAGAGGCCGGCACGAAAGCGAGTGGAAGTAGAGATTACGAACCGACAAGACGGGGAACTTCCCGAGCACCTGCACGCCCATGTTCGGGGCTTCCACATAAAGCAGCGCGACCAGGAGTTCGTGACAACGGTAATTGAGATCGAGTTGGTGGGAGGCGAAAGCGACGGAGAGAGGGTCCACATAGCCGTGTGCCCGCATTGCCTACAGAAGCTGGCTGCGGCTGCGGCAATAATAGAGAGCATTTATCCAAATGCGTTTGAGTGAGGCCCACGGGCCGGAAAGGTGGTGAGTGATGGCGGGCGATGTGTTTGAACAGATACGAGCCAGGGCTTTCGAGAAGGCCGACAAGATCAAGGCCGATTTCGACGCCAGGATCGACGCGTTAATAGCCATGAACAAAAGGGCGTACAGGATCGAAATGGGCTTGTGCCTGTTCGCGTTGGCCCTTTCGATGACGGCGGCCCTGTTCGCGGTCTGGATCGCGACAGGAGCAGCTTCCCAGTCGGGCCCCTGAGGGCCACCCAGCATCGTTGATAGCGTACGCGCGTGTCCATGAACAAATTAGACGCTCGGCAGGCCGCCGAGTTCACAGGAGACCATCATGAGCAAGAACGAAGAGTTGGCCCAGGAGTTGTGCAAGGCGGCAGCCGAGCGGCTTCATCATCTGTCGATGCGGTACGTCGGGGCCCTGCATGAAGTGGCCTTGGGCAAGCCAGTGGGCCTGATACCCAAGACGCATCCGGGCAATTACGAGATGCGCGACCTGATCGACTTGGTATTGCTCACCCGGGCCGAGATCAACGCATTGACGGCCCTACTGGTCAAGAAACAGGCATTCACGAGCTACGAGTATATCGTGCAATGCACGGAAGAGTATGAGTGGTTCACCAAACAAAAGGCCGAGCAGCTGGGCTGCGAAGTGTCGGATGCGGGCCTCGTGTTCAAGACCAAGAAAGGCGGCCAGTGATGCTTTACACGATCAAATGCCGGCGGGGCCATTGCGGGGCCTCGCATTCCGGCGCCGTCTGCGAGCAGACTCTCACGGGCGACTTGTTCAGGCTGCAAGAGAGAATGAGGCTGGTTGGCTGGCTAGACGGGCCCGCCGGCTGGCTGTGCCCGTTCGATGCTCCGAAGCCGGCGACGAAGGGGCCTAAGCAAGGCCATGCCAAGAGAATGCTCTGCGCCAGATTTGAATGTATGAATCTCTGCGATACTACAGACCCAGGCGAACTGACAGCTCATGGCTGGCACCAAACCAGCAGAACGGTCGACAAAGAGGCCTGGTATTGCCCGGCCTGCTGGAAGACGACCCAGCCCGAGCCGATTCACGCACAAGCGGCTGCGATAATGAACCCGGCCCCGGCTTCCGACTGGTCAATCGACGAAATAAAGGAGGTCGCGGCTGAGGTTGCCAAGGCAGAGATACAGGCATTCGTAACTAGCCTGTCCATCTACTGCGCTGGAATTGGAGGCCAATACTCGGCCCCTGCCTTACTGGAAGCGATGGAACGTACCACGACGCCCGAGGAGCCCCGAGCCCAGCCCCCCGTAGACGACGAACACCCATTCTGAAACGGCGAGGGCGAAGTGAGAGAAACCATTTTGCTACTCCAGAGACACTTCAGAATGCGCCTGGAGATTCACAAGCTCATTTGGATGCGAGGCGGCCGGCGGCGTGGCCGAAGGAAGATGAAGCTGAACTACAGATACTGGGAAGTCTTGCATAGATTTCCCCGCTGTCGCAAGGCCCGTACCGAAGACCAGCCTGACCCCGGCTTCGATAACACCGTGCGGGCCTACGAAGAAGACAGGTAAACAAGAACGGCCCCGGGAGCAACCCCGGGGCCTTGTCGTTTCAAGGTGTACCTAAACCCTCCTCAAGCCGTTTGCGTGGATCTCGGGTCAGCCTGGGCGGCCTTTTCTATCTCCAGATCGGCCAAATGCTCCCTGAGCCACTCCCAGGCCCACAATTCATGGTCCCAGCTCATTTCCCGGCGCCGGCCCCCTTCGAGCCACCAGGCGACAAAGTAGGAGCCCTTGCGGTCAACTCCGTGGGTCTTCATTTGGCTTGCTCCTGTACGGCTTCAATGATCTCGTTCCATGCCTCGGCCCCGTAGTCTGCGATGAAGTGAAGGGCCTCCTCGATCATGGCCTGCTGCGCGTGCCGCTTCTCGACCTCATTGAAGCCGTCGTCCATCTCGGCAGCGCACTCCGCGCAGACGATCACGCCAGGCGAAAACGTGTGCGTTGGATACTTGGCCAAAACCTTGGCCCATTCCTCATCGGTCACCAGGTTTCCACATATCAAGCAACTCATGTCGGCACCTCATCCGGGAACATGGCCAGGCCCTCGTAAGGCAGCTCCGCGGCCTCTTGGTCGAGGCGAAGGCCACCGTGCCCATTTTGGCAAACCCAGTAGCCGCTTGGGGTCTCTTCGAGCAACTTGTCGCAGGTCACACAACGCAGGCTCCAGAGTGTCCGCGTATCCTTCTTGGCCCTGGGCATCACGCACCCGCTTTCTTGATGGCGTCCTCGGCCCGCTTGAGCATCCCCCGCTCAGCATCGTTAAACCCATAGGCAGCATGAGACAGCAAATCGGCCACCATTTCTTGCAGCGACTCCAGCAGGTCAGGCGCGGCCGCAATGAGCCTGGCATTGGCCTCTTGTTCTTCCCGATCCTGGCTGGCCGTCAGATGCACTTGAGCAATGTCAAGGACAGGGCTCCTCCTTCCCTTCACAGGGCTAACGAACCATCCACGAGCGACGGTGACGCCTGCAATTGGCTTTGTTTCAACAGACTCCCACGGCCCCGGCGTGTGCTTCGACATAACTGGTCTCCTGTAGGTGAGTAGCAACCACAATGCCCGCCGAGCCCATGCCGGGCGGGCCATGTGGGGACTAATCGCCTGTGATCTCGGGAGCAATGATCCCGTAGCCGCCCCAGTCGCGCTCGAGCTGCACGTTATTGGCCCTCATCCAGTCGTCCCGGATCTTCAAGGCGTAGCCGCGAGGGTCACGGTTCAGGAAGATCGGCACGGAGCGCCCGTCATGGCCAGCCAGGAAAGATCCCGTCAGCAGCTTGTAAACCTTGCGCAGGACTAGCGTGCATTCCCTGTCTGCCCCAGCCGGGTCGGCATGGCCGTATTTGTCGATCCATTCCGGCCCGTTGCACAGCCGCACGCCGATGGCCTGGCCCTCGGCCTCGAAGTGGCGAAGTTTCTTGCACAGCTTCACCGGGTCTTGCTCCGTCGCGTTCGGGAAGATGGCCAGCAGTCGCCGGCCATGCTCAGCGATTCGATTCATCTGCACAGTGTTCAATTCGCACCCCCTAAATCAGGCCCAGGTTCCAGGCCACAAAGAACGTCAACACCACACCCAACACCAGGAGCACAAGCTCCGCCAGACTCCACCAGATACGTCTCATAATCGAGCCCTCCATACCTCACCAATCGGCGTCAACTAGCATCCAGCGGCGGCCAGGTGGCGGTCCCTGGCCATCACTGGCCGCTGTTAGGCCGGATACGGGGCCTCATTGAAGTCGTCAGGTTCTGGCCCGGTGGCGTCTTCCCCTGGATCGGGAAGAGGAATAGGAGCCTGAACTCCGTCGCCCCCTACCTCGATTGGGTAATCAACAGCTTGCACGATTACCACCATCACGAGGCCATGCTTGGCCATCTTGGCTTTCTCGATACTCTTGTACTCCTTGGCCCTACGGCGCACGCCCCAGCAAACGCCATCCCAGAACAACTGGGTATGGTTCTTCTTCACCAGATACGTCGGCTTATCCATCACACATCCCTCCCAGTAGCCCATCCAACCAAGGCCGCTGCACCAAGCAGGGCCACCGTGATCCAGAATCCCATGCAATCACTCATATCTCAGCCCTCACGAGCCAGTATCTCGTCAACCGTCCACCCTTCCACGCACGCCCAGCCCTTGGCAGCCAGATGCCCACAGCCAGCACAGGCCCCGGCCTCCCTGCACTCCAGGCACAGCGGATCGGCCCTACAGCAGCTCTCCCCGCAATGCCTGCACACGCCGGCCTCTGGCACCCCAGCAGGCCCATCCACAGGCCGGCCACAAGCACAAATCCACAGCGTTCCATAGCGTTCCATCGTCCAGCCCTCCATTCGGCCCTCGAAGCGAGGCCCCAGGCACCGTGCCCAGGGCCACCAACCCGGCCCAATCACACGTGATCCCAGCCACGAGGGCAGGCCTCGACGCACCGTGGCGTAGCTGTGATGCTGTCCGGGAGCCGACCCAAGCCCCGCATGTGCCAGCCGGCCTTGAACTGGGCCACCGCATCGGCCTCGTCCAGTGCCCGCACCATAATGCTCCCTACACCACAAGCCCACGTAGAAGACCAACACACCTCGTACATCACAACCCCCAAGGCCCAACAACAGGCCAACCATGCCCCGACCCTATACGCCCCAACACGTTACGTCGACCGTCGAACGCTCTACCATCCGAAACGCCGTCAACTGGGTGCACCGCATCGCGCGCGAGCGAGCGCGGGACGCGACGTGCCCGCGGGCCGCGCGAAGACCCAGACGCGAGCGCCTGGGCGGTGATTCGCGTGCCCGCGCGGAAGTTGAGCCGCACCTGGGGGTCATGTGGGCGAGGCGGGTATCGCTTATGTCCCGTCCTCCGCATGGGTTAGGTGCTTTAAAGGCGTGCGTTAAGCGGTGGATAAGCGTTGAGTAAGCGTGAGGGCGGGCCGGTTTATTGACGGGAGGTGGATGTTAGCCGCACCTGGGAGTTGTGTGGTACAGGACGTGGATGGAGTGTGGTACAGTGGGGTGATACTGGTTTGTTGTGATACGGTGTTTTGGGGAGGATTTTGGATGTCGAAGAAGGTGAATATTCGGGTGACGGACGACGAGTACGATGATTTGTCGGGTCGCGCGAAGGGGGCTGGATTGACGTTTTCGGAGTATAGTCGGACGTTGTTGTTTCCGAGGCTGTCGCCTTTGACAGGTGGCTTGCAGGTGGTGAGGGAGGGTATTTCGAGGATTAAGGCGCAAGCGAGGCCGGTGGATTCGGTACTGTGTGATAGGTGTTTTCGGTTGGGATCTGCGAGTTGTGGTCCGTGTCGGGCGGCGGTAGCGAAGAACGGCCCAAGCGCGGCGGAGTTGTTTGGGGTGGATGATGGAGTTGGAGATACCGGACCTTCTGGTGGATTATCGGTTTGTGCGGAAGAAGCCGATCGAGCCGAAGGACTGCCCTCGTCAGGAGGTGGGGGTGAGGTGGTTGAGGGAGTTGTATCGGGACAACCCGCGAAGCTTCCTGGCGGAGTGGACGAAGCTGGAAGGGGAGTATCTGAGGGCCAATACTCGTCACCAGGAGTTGCTTCTGGAGCAGGCGAAGAGAGAGGATCGGGAAGTGGCGCCGGTGGTGAGTGCCCCTTCTGAGTGGGACGGGAAGGGGGCGTGTCCTGTGTGCAAGCGGGAGCCGGTGGACAAGGGGACGGTGGAGGCGGTGGAAAGAGGCCGCAAATGGCTTGAAGAACACGGGGGTTGAATCATGAGCACATTGGCGGAAAGAGTCAGGGCCATGCGGATTCCTCAAAGCAAGCGACGGCCTCCAGAGGGATGGTGGACGCTGGAAACGATCCTTGGCATAGTCGTCGCCTTGATCGTAATCGGGACAGTTTTTATGGCGACGGATTGCTTTGGAGGGAACTGGGGTCCGCCAGTTGCGGCCACGGTAATCCAGCGGGTTTATCAGCCGTCGCATTCGAGCACGGGCGTGGGAACGGCGGTTGGATCCAATGGCCAGGTTGGCACTGTTGTCGTTAGTTCGAGCGAGCCAGAGGAATGGAAGCTGATCGTGTCCAGCGAAGGCCAGACATTCTCGGTTTCGTGTGACGGAAACCAGTGGGGCCGATCCCCAGAGGGGGAGAGCATTCAGATTCAACAAAAGCTTGGCCTTATCACTGGAGGCGGTTGGGGTTGGCGTGTGGCCAGGTAGAGGCGGTGGAGCGGGGTCGGAAGTGGTTGGAGGAGCATCAATGACGCCAGAGCGATTGCAAGAGGCCAAGGTCATGCTGGCCGACTACCAGGCTTGCAAGGGCGACTTGTATCTTGATTTGATTGCGGAGTTGATTGCCGAGGCAGGGCGGCTTCAGGCTGAAGTGGAGAGGCTCGAACTGGAAAACTTTGAGCTAGACCTCCAGGTGACGTGGGACCGAGGCAGCCCTTCCCAGATAAAAGCATCGCAAGCGGCTCTTGACGCCGCCAAAGCCAAGAAGCTGGTGCTGGAGGAGCATGGGAATGGAGCGTAGATCATTCTTGGTAGCCGTGGCCGCTCTGCTGTTTGGTAGGCCACGTCAGAGCCTTGACAACTTCACCTTTAATCCGACCGGGACTTGGACAATGGCTGATTATCGAGGCCATCGCTACCGATCTCTGCGCACGATCGCCAGAGTTCACTTTTCAGAATCCATGCGAGTCTACAACCCGTTTCCTGGGATGAAGCTGAGAGTGATCGAGCCCAGGAAGCTAATGGAGGCCAAGAATGCAAGACCAGTGCCCGGCACCTCAGAAGGGGAAGTGTAAGTTTTGCGGAGCGAGAATCCTGTGGTTCACCACTCAAAACGACAAAAGGATCGCCCTGGACCCGGAGCCGGTCAGGCTTCCGCCCGATTCGCATTACGTCATAGGCAAAGGCAACGTGGCTTGTCAGATCGCGGACTGTTTGGCGTACACTGTCCACGCTTCGCATTGCGAAACCCAAAGGAGAGAATATGTCAGGCATTTTGAGGAGGTCACGTGCGATACGGTCAAGTAAAAGATGGAGAATGGATTCGCCCCAGGATGCGTGGCTGGCGAATGAAGTGCTGTGGCTGCGGTCTTGTTCATCGGTTCAATTTCCGATTGGCCTGGACAGGAAGTGAATGGGTGGTGGAGTTTCAGGCTTTCAGGTGCAAGGCCAAAACAAGATGCTGAGCCCCGGCCAGTATTACAAATCCGTCCCAACCGATCCCGTCGAAAACGTGAAGTGGCGCTGCGACATCCTCTCGGCCTGTGCCGAGAGCGCGGCCGCTCGCGGACTAGTCCGGAAGATGTGCTCGCAAGACATCATCTTCGACACGGCCCTGATGGTCTGGCAATTCAATCCGCGCAAAAAGGGCAAGGAAGCCATCGGGCCGTTCATTCCGTGGGACTTCCAGATCGACGCTTTGCTGAAGGAGCCCGCGGACGAGCACGACGAGGACAACAGGGGCCTGTTGTGGTGCTACGAAAACAATCAGGACGTGGTGGTGGAGAAGTCGCGCGACATGGGCATTTCCTGGCTCATGCTCATCATGCAAGACTGGCTCTGTCGGCATCACAAATACGTCAAGAGCCTGAACATCTCGAAGAACGCCGAGGCCGTCGACGACAAGGACCCCGATTCGTTGTTCTGGAAGATCAGGTTCATGCACCAGTGGATGCCCGACTGGTTCAAGGGCCCCATCGTCGAAAACCAGATGTTCTTCGCCTTTGAACAAACCAAGAGCTACATCACGGGCACGGCCTCGACCTCGGCGGCCGGCGTCTCCGGTCGAGCCTCGACCATCTTCATCGACGAGTTCCCGAGAATTAAGGAAGACACCGCCGTACGAGCGGGCACAGCCTCGACCTCCGACTCCCGGTTCTTCAACGGAACGCATCAGGGGACCGCCACAGAGTTCTTCAAGCTGACCCAGACTCCCGAGATCGTCAAATTCGTGTTTCACTGGTCGCAACATCCCGACAAGAACAAGGGCCTATACCGATGGAACGCGGTGCAGAACCGGCCCGACATCATCGACAAGACCTACGAGTTCCCCGAGCGTTACAAATTCGACACCACGGGGAAGCCGGACGGCGGGCCGTTCCCTGGCTTGCGTTCTCCCTGGTACGACAAGAAGGTAATCTCGATCGGCTCGGACGTGGAGGCCGCCCAGGAGTTGGACATCAACCCCTCGGGGTCCGTGAGCCAATTCTTCCAGCCCAACATCATCCGGAAGCTGGCCCTGGAGTTCTGCCGGCGACCGGAGTGGGAAGGCCGGGTGGATAAACAGGACAACACTTACCGTCTCGTGGAAATGGTCGGTCACCAGCCAGACGAGCCGGCCCCCTTGAAGCTGTGGATGCGGCCCGACTCGATGGGCAGGTTCCCTCCAGCCACCTACAAGATCGCCTGCGATCTGTCCCAGGGCATCGGCAAGACCAACAGTTGCGTGACCATCTTCAACGCCGACATCGGGGAACGCGTGGGCGAGTACGTCAATCCCAGGATCTACCCCGAACACCTGGCCCCGCTGGTCATCTTCCTGTGCAAGTTCTTCGTGGCGGAGGACGAGCAGACGGCCGAACTGATCTGGGAGTCAGGCGGCGGCCCCGGCGCCACCTTCGGCCTCAAGGTCGCTGAACTTGGGTATCGAAGGATCTACTGGAACACCGACGAAACCAACCCAAAGAGGTTCCGCAAACTGACAGCCGATCGGCCGGGTTGGAATCCCGAAAAGAAGGCCAAGAAGCTCATCCTGTCGGCCTATCGGTTCGCTTTGCAGAGCCGGGATTTCCTGAACCTGAGCGACATAGCGATGGAAGAGACGCTGCTTTTCCAGCTAAGCCCGGATGGCAACACGGTGTATCATTCAGGTTCGTTGGACAAGCGCGACCCATCCGGGGCCGGCGAGAACCACGGGGACAGAGTGATAGCCGATGCCCTGGCCTGGCTGCTGAGTCAAGATCACGCCAAGCGGGCCAAGGCGACGTTGAAACAGGAAGGGCCGCCGGAGTTGAGTTGGCTGTGGCGGAGAGAGTTCAACAAAAACAAGGCCAAGCGGCTGGAACGAAGACACTAAGACCGTCGCAGAACACTAAGGCACCATGAAGGCCCCCGCAGACCTCGATCTCGATCAACTCTGTTGCAGCGCCCAACGGGCCCGGCTCGTTCTGCGCTTTGCCCGCGAGGAGCGCGTGGCCGCCGTGCGCGTGACCGCCGGCATCCATAACTCGCTCGAAGGCTCGGAGGTGGCCCAGCCCCTCAACCTCATCAGCATGTACCGGACCATCGTGGGCCGAAAGCTGGTGGCCAACAACCCCCGGGCCCTGCTGACCACGGACAACCGGCAGATCAAGCCCGTCGTGAACGCGATGGAGACCTGGGTCAACAAACAGATCGTCAACATTAACCTGGTAGAAACCTTGCAAAGGGCCGTCGATGATTCCTTGTACTGTCTTGGAGTTGTTAAGGTATCGCTCGCTGACCCAGGTATGGCTGCGAACCTCGGATGGGCAATACGTGCAGGTGAGCCCTTCGCCGAAACCATCGACCTTGACGACTTCGTTTTCGATGTTCATGCTCGTCGTTTCGACCAGTGTGCTTTCATGGGCCATCGCTACCGAATCCCTCTCAAGGTAGCGCAGAAGCTCTACGGCAAGAAGCGAGACCTCCAGGCCACCGACGACGCCCTCTACAACAAAGAAGGCGACGAACGCATTAGCGTGGTGGGCCGAACTACGCTGGCCGGCTACGAAGAAGCTGAGCCGATGATCGACCTGTGGGAGTTCTACCTGCCCCGGCACAAATTGATCATCACGCTCCAAGACGACGACATCGGCAGCAACGGCGGCTACTCGAACGAGCCCTTGGAGATCAAGCCCTGGCTCGGTCCTCGCACCGGCCCTTATCACATCCTGAGCATGGGCTACCTGCCAGGGAACCCGATGCCCGTGGCCCCCATTCAGAACCTCATCGACCTGGCCGAGTCGGTCAACACCATGATCCGCAAGTTGATCGACCAGGCCGACCGACAGAAGGAAGTCATCGCCGTGGCGGGCTCCGCGGCGAAGGAAGGCGAGACACTGCTGACGACCAAAGACGGCGAGGCCATGCTCTCCGACCGGCCCGAGCAGATCCATTCGATTAGCTGGGGCGGCCCCAACCAGAACAACTTCCAACTCATGGGCGCTTTCAAGGAGCTATTCAGTTGGCAGGCCGGCAACCTCGACTCCCTCGGCGGCCTCAGCCCGCAAAGCAAGACGGCCGCCCAGGACGAAATGCTCCAGCAGAACAGCTCGGCCACGATCGCGGACATGCAGCAGCGCGCCATCGCCCACGCCTCATCCGTAGTGAACGCCCTGTGCTGGTACTTCCATCACGATCCAACGAAGGTCATGAAATTGACCTACACCTTGCCGGGGATGCCCGACGTGACAGCGCCATTGCAGGTCGGCCCCGCGAGAATGCCAGGCCAGCCTCCGCAGCCGGGCATGATGAACAGGGACCACGACTTCGAGGACATGGCGATCAGAGTGGACCCATATTCTTTGCAATACAAGTCGCCTGAACAAAGGATGGCTTCGCTCGACCAAGTGATGTCGCAAATCTTGATTCCTCTAGCGCCAATCCTGCAACAACAAGGAGTTGGACTAGATTTCCAAGCCTACCTTGCGATGAAAGCAAAGCTTGGAGATATGCCTCAGCTTTTGGAATTAGTGAAAATGGTTCCACCCCCGACAGCAACCGCTGACACCGAAGGCGGGCAGGGACAACCTGAACCTCCGGGGAAACCAGCAAATACTACTCGAAATTATGTGCGAAGGAGCGAATCGGGGCCGACCGCAAACGGGCAACAAATGGCAGCCGTTAACGCCATGACAAACGAACCCACCAAGAATGGGCAGCCTAACGCTGTACGACGGATGTGAGATTCCTCTGCGGAGCGGTCAATGCCTTTTCAATCGACCAGTGGCACTTGTCAAGCCTCTGGCGAATGGTTTCGGGAGTAAAGCCAAGGTGTTCTTCCCAAGCCGAGACGCACATCGTTGTTCCCCTGAACGTCAGAAGTCGATTCCTTCTGGCGTTCCTGTTTTGCACAGTCTTTGTGGCCCAGCGGCAATTCTCTTTGCAGTAGCCCTTGCTGTTGTCTTTGCGATCAAGGCTGTGCAGCAGAGACGGCTTTTTGCCCATGTCGGCAAAGAACGCCTCAAACTTTCTCCATTCAAAACAGACCGTAATCCCTCTGGCTCCGTAGTCTGGATACGAACGATTCTTGGGATTGGTGCAGCGTTGGATCATGCTGTACCAAGACTTGTATTCGCGAGAGGCTCCACCAACGCATTGGCCGTGAGTAACATAAGTTCTAGGCATGACTCGCTCCTCAGAAAGCGGGTTGTGTTGAGAGAGGCCGCCGTGCTTCAACACGCCGGCCTTTCGTCATTGTAGAAGGAGGACACAATGAAAGTCACAACCGGCAGTAGTTCAGGCTGCGAGAAGAAACTGGCCGAATGCCTGGAGCGCGTCGTCGGAGACGTTGATTCCGTGAACGTGACGATGCAACACTTGAGCCGAGGCCCGGCCCTCGTCTGCATCATAGCGAGGGGCCTGGCCATCCAGTTCCCAGTGGAACTGTCAGACATCAGGCGGCTCGAAGGCGAGGCGTTCGATAAGCTGGTGAAGAATAAGATTGCCGAGGCATACGGAGACGCGACGTGAAGACGCCTGACCGAATCGAGCTTGGCAAAGAGGCTCACTACTTCCTAGACAACCTCGAAGTAGACGAGGTCACCTACCGGGAACGCCATCCTCTGCCCGTGGCCGGCTCCGGGCCTCCAATGGGAGCCAAGGCTTCGAGTTATCCCTACGCAGCCGACTCGCTCGGAGTCCACCCAAGCCAGGTCGAAGAGGCTCGCGCTGCGGCCACAGCCATCGGAGTGCCGACCGACTTCGCTCCAGACGGCTCAATCATCTGGAAGAGCCGGGAGCATCAGAGGCAATATTGCCAGGCCACTGGATACGTGAATCGAGACGAGAATTGGAGCGGAAGAGGGGCTGCTTTGCCGCCCGAACCGCCCAAGAAACGGCCTCGAATCTGACGGACTGGACACCCTGTCCAGTCGAACTGCGTACCGGTACGCAGTTGAACTGCTACCGGGGTAGCAGTTGGCCCCAAATCGTTGATTCTTTGACACTATCTCCATATCGACGTAAGCTTAACATCACTTCAGCGAAGACCACGCGGGAAGACGTGATGTGCATTGGCAGAGCCTACACCGGAAGTTCCCAATAGGAATTTGGGCAACACCGACCTCGATATGTCCCAGCCGGACGGCATTCCCAGGCCCCGGGAACGCAATCCTGACGGCACTTTCAAGGAAGTCACACCCCCCGAGCCGGCGAAGAACTCATCCACTCCGCCGGCTCACCCTTCTTATCTCCTCGAAATGGCCAGGAACTACGGCTTCACCGAGGCCGACTGCGCCAAGATGACGACAGACTCGCTCGGAATCGCCCTCACGCAGGCCCAACGCCGCGACAACGAGTGGCGTGAACGCCTCCAGTCCACCCAGACACCAGCCAAGGCCCCTGAACCCGAGCCGGAACTCGATCTCGGCCTCAAGCCGGAAGAGTACGACGAGAAGATCGTCGGGGCCTTCAACAAGCTCAAGACTCGTGACGCCGAGAACGCCAAGGCCCTCAAGGAACTCCGTGAAGAGTTGGCCCAAACCAAAGCGCGCGATCAGGAACGCTCCATCGCTCAGGCCAAGTCGATGATCGACGACGCCTTTGAGGCTCTGGGGCCGGAGTACGCGGCTTACTTCGGTGCCGGATCCGGCGACGACCTCAAGGCCTCCGACCCGGCCACCTTCCGCAGGCGCATGGTGGTGCTTCAGGAGACCGGCCTCGACGCCCGCGTGACCTCCGGAAAACAACTTCTCTCGAAGCTCAAGGCTAAGGCCGACGAGCTTTTCAAGATCGAGAAGAAGTCAACTGAAACCCCCGTTTCAGTAGAACGTCCGCAACGCCGTGGCCGCTACACCCGCGAAGAGTGGGAAGCCGGCGGAACCGCGGTCCCAACGCAACGCGAGAGCGACCAGGAGCCCTTCGGTCGCGAGCGCGCCATCAAGAACGCTGAACGCCGGGCTCGCGAGAACGGCGTGGCAGTCAACCCGTCCACGGCCAAAGAAGATCAAGACCTGCGTAATACTTTCAAACGATCCTAAGACCGTCGCAGAAAGCGTTTTGAAGTGCCTGTAATCCAGATGGAAAATGTGGCCGACTTCGTAGCGGACACACTCTACGACCTCGGCAAGCCGGACTGGACCGACATTTCGAGCGACCTCCAGCAGCTCGTCGTCATGGATGAGCTTCTGGTGGAAGATCGGGTGACGATCGGCTCCGGCGTGGGCATGCAGTTCAACGCCCTGGTCAACCAGAGCACGGCCGCGCGCAACGTGGGCCTGGCCGAGCCGGACAACGTGACCGAAACGGACGGCATGATCCAGGGCCGCATCAACTTCCGCAACACGCAAACGAGCTGGATGCTCATTCATCAACTCGTGTCGATGAATCGAGAACCGGCCCTCATCGTCGATTTCGTCAAGCAGCAGCGCATCATGGCGCAGATCAGCCTGGCGAACCTCTTTGAGCGCAACTTCTGGATGCCGCCCTCGGCCACCGACCTCAAGGTTCCCTTCGGCCTGCCCTACTGGGTCACCAAGGGCGCCACCAAGGGCTTCACCTCGGGCATGCTCACTGGCTACACGGCCATTGCGAACATCAGCTCGACGACCTACCCCAGGTGGCAGAACTGGTGTGCGCCTTACACAGCGATTTCACGCGATGATTTCATCCGTCAGATCCGCGAGGCCGCAGAGAAGTGCAATTTCAAGCCCCAGGTCAAGGGCATCCCGAGCCCGAACAACGGGTATAAGCCACGCTACTACTCCAACTACGCAGTGCGGCAGGCCCTGCAAGAAAGCATGGAGTCGCAGAATGACAATCTTGGTCGTGACGTCGCCAGCATGGATGGCGGCGACCCTATGTTTCGCGGGATCGGCGTCAAGTACGTGCCATTCCTCGATGCCGACACCACGAATCCTTTCTACGGCCTCGACCTCGGATGGTTCTGGATTGCCATCGCCCGCGGAGAGTGGATGCGCGAGACGATCATTCCTTACTCGCCAAGCAGTCACAATGTTTCGCTAGGGTTTACGGACTGCATGTGGACCCCTTATACCCGAAATAGGCGTCCACACTTTTGCGCATCGAACGGGACGACCTATCCCAGCTGATTACAACGACTTACGTAGATAGGAGATTGCAGCTTGAAGGAGTTTGGGGTCATCACTGAAACAGCCAAGGCCATTGTTGCAACGATGGCAAAGCAGTCCGCGAATCTTGCCAGTCTTGTGGCAGTGATCGACCTCAAGCTGTCTCGGTATTTTGCTTCGCTTGTCGATAGGGAATTCGTTGGTTCCGCAGATCAGGCACCGACCGTCCTGAGCCAACTCCATTTCCCGGTATTGATCCAAGGTAATCCCATAGAGCTTTTGCCTGTTCATTTGTCTGACGCGGGCCTTGCCAACCCTCAGGCCCCACGCCCTAGTGTGTTCTGCACCACAAGTGTTGCAATGGGATCCTCGATACTTCTTTGGATAGCACGGATTATTTTTGGCTGGAGTGTTCCAGGGAAAATCTTCCATAGGCTGCACTCGTTTGCATTTCGTGCAGGCCTTTTCTGTTCTGGATCGGCAGGCCGAGCAGTTGCGAACGCGACGGACTTTGCCCATCGGGTAGTCGTCGATTGGTTTGCGCTCTTTGCACAACATGCACTGTTGCAAAGGAAGGTTGCCGAAAAGATCAGTAGAATTGTGTTGCACTGCTTTGTCTCCAATCTGAGTAGTGCCGGGGCACGGGCGGGTAACAGCCGCCGCGTGCTCGTTTCATTGTAGGAGTCCGACATGACTTGTACGCATACGAAGACGTTTTCTCATTTCGTTTTGAACGACTCCTTGCCGAAGGCTCTGATGGTCCACGACACAGCCGAGCCTGAAAGCAAAACGAGACTGTTCTCAGTCGTGGCCGACTATGGATGGGCGCAGAAGATTCTTTCGTCTGAATCGTACAAGGCCGACGCGAACAGCATTGCGACCATCATCGGGGAGTACCTGGATATCCCTGTCAAATTGGCAAGCTAAGGAGTTAGACCGTGCCTGACGTAAAAGAGGAAGTAGAAAACTTCTGCCCCTTCGGCTGCTCCGACGATGAGCTGGACGAGCTGGGGATGTGCGTTCATATGGTGGGGTTCTGCACGGTGGACCCCTTGAGGCCGAATGAACGCAAGGTGTTGGAGCCGATCGAAGCGGCCACCCGTCGTCGCAAAAACCCCGACACCGGGGAGATCGAAGAAGTCGAGACCGGCTTCCTGCGCGTAAACGGAAAGTTGCGGGAGTACGTGCAGGAAGACAAGGGCGACAAGCTGGTGAATCCATTGACTCCTCAGAAGGATTACCAGAGCGGCCAGACCCACGATCACTGGAAGTGGTTCTCGTGGCGGGTCTACAACAAGAATCCCAGCAAGCGAGTCCCTGAGTTAGTTCCGGCCCCAGTGAAGCCCATCAAGGCCCGGCCCAAGCGGAAGCAAGAAGAAGTAGAGGCGTCCTGAACAAAAACGTGGCCTAAAGGCCAAGAGTTCAACCCCTAACCCGCCGAGGCGGAAGGAAAGCAAATGGCAGCAAAACATCCACAGTACCTGGCCAACAACCCCGCCTCGGCCTTCTCGGGCGGGGTAGCGCTGGGGAATTACCGGCTCCCGTCGTACTCCATCTGGGGCGATTGCCCCTGGGAGGCCATGCAGGAAGGCTCGGTAGACGGGGCCTGGTTCTTCGACGACTTCAACATGATCGGCAACGCCACGATGAGTTCCGCTTATGCGGGCTCGATCGGGCAGTGGTCGACATATGGGTACGCAGGCACCCAGATCAACGACGGCCAGAAAGAAGGCGGCGTCATCAAGATGTCTGCTGACGGCGACAACGAAGGCCTCACGCTGCTTTCGTCCGCGGCCGGCTTTCGCTTCCTCACGACCTCCACTCTGGCCCTGAACCAGAAGATGTGGTTCGAGGCCCGCATCGCCAAGAGCAGCATCGCCACGGCCCACACCTCGGTCTTCGTGGGCCTGATGGCTCCGACCCTGGCCTCCGGTCTCCCCGCGGCGGCCCAGCCCTGGACGACGACCGACGACACGCTCATGACCGCCGGAGACACCTTTGGCTTCAACCTGGCCGGCACGACTTCCACGCGCGGCGGCCCCACGGAAGTCGGCGTCTCGTTCTGCCTGGCCTCGGGTACGATCAATTACCCAACCAACCTCACGACCCTGATGGCAGCGGCCGGCCAGACGGTGTTGGCGGCCGATGCTTACGTGAAGCTGGGATGGATCTTCGACCCCCAGGGGTTGCCTACTCTGATCGGCTCGGCCCCGACCGCTCGGCAGACAACGGGCAACACTCGTCGCAAGATCATCCGGTTCTTCGTCAATAGCGTCGAGGTAATGAGCACCTGGCTGAGCACGGACGACGTGGTGAATGCCACGGCCACCCAGGCATTCCCGACCGCCTTCATGTCCCCGGTCCTCTCGGTCATGAACATGGCCTCGCAGTCGAGCGATTACCTGGCTGCGGATTGGATTCGCATCGCCCAGCTTGGAAACTCGTAAGCCACACAATTCCAGGTGATACCGGGGTATCACCTGCCTTATCGATTCAAGGAATCAATCATGCAGAAGACTCACCTCGGCCTCTCGACTTATACTCCTCCGGGCTCGGACGAAGTTCCTTACCCGGAGAGTCAACCATGCATCGTCGTCAAATCGTTTGGCGACGGCATTGTCAACCTGGTGGCCTTCGAGCCAGACGGAACGCAAACCTTCCACGAACACGCCGTCCTCAAGCAGGCCGATGAGTGCTGCCCGGCCCACTATGAGGATGCTCCGCCTCCAACGGAGAAGTGTGAAGTGTGCGGGGAAGATCCGTGCATCTGCCCCGATGCTCCACCGGAAAAGAAGAAGAGGAGCCATCACAAGGAGTAGCCATGCCGACCAAGAGTCAGGCCCAGCGCGCGTTTATCTACGCGACCAAGGGCAAGAAGTTCGCGGAGGCTCACCACTTCAACAACAAGGGTAAGCTCCCCGCCCGAGTCAAACAGAAGAAAGGCAAGAAATGAAAGCCAAGAAGTGTCCGAAGTGCGGCAAGACCAAATGCACCTGTAAGAAAGCAGCCTAATGTCCTCCTTTGCAGTGACTTTTGACGAGCTTCGTTCCATCATTGCCGTCCAGCAGGGTTACGGGCGCGACCCTGCTGGATGGAATGACAACCAGTTGTATGTCATAAACGACGTGACCACTTCGGGCATCGCGCAAGTTTATTTCCCGCCCCCAGTAAACGGCGAGAAGATCGCTCCCGACTGGACCTTCCTCAAGCCACAGTCGACGATTCACCTCGACTCAGGGGCCAGTTCGATTCGCTTGCCGGATGATTTCGGTAGTTTCGTCGGCCCGCTAACGGTCGTATCGAGCACGAGCGTCTCGGCCCCGTGGCTGATCGAGTGGATCAACCTCGGCAAGATCCAGCAGATGCAGCAGCTCGAACCAAGCCGAACCGGGCCACCCTTGTACGCCTGCGAGGCCCCGCTCCGAGACATCAACGCCCCCGTGGGCCAGCGCAAGAGCCTGGTGATCTTCCCGACGTCAGACGCGGCCTATGACATCCGCTGCGTCTACTCGATCAATCCGGATCGAATCACGGGTGCTACCCCTTACTGTTACGGTGGCCCCCAGTACCGCGAGTTGTATATCGAAAGCTGCCTGTCGATCGCGGAGCAGCGATTCGACGACACGATGGACGGGCCGCACACCATGAAATTCCAGATGATGCTCCTGGGCGCTGTGAGTGCCGACAACAAGAACCGGCCCCAGAAACTCGGTTACAACGGCAATGCCCAGCGAGGGGGCCGCTGGAACCGTCACGGCTACTGGAATCGTGGCCAGTTGACCTACAACGGCCAGCCATTCGAGTGAAACAACGGAATCACCCTCCCGGCTTCGTGTTCTATGCGACGGTCTTCGCAGAAGCGAGTACGGGAGGGTGTCTTATAAGAGGTTAGGCGATGCAGATTGACGAACGCACAGGCCCTTTCAAGGTCGCCTTCCCTACAGCGAACTCGACCGCGGCCTCTATCGTCGAGCCAGTGCCGACCTATAGCCGCCCTTCGGGTGACGGGGTTATCGACTTCAACTCGGAGTTTGGCGGCATAGCTCCCAAGAGGATGTTGGTGTTGCCTTTTGGGGTGGGATCGGCCACTACGCTTATCATGAACGTCTATGGCTGGAGAATCCTTCCTGCCCTCACCGCTCCTCACGTGCCTATCTGGATCCCGTACTTTCTGTCGTCGTACACTGTGACGCTTTGCACGGTGCCAGGCCTCGACAATGCAGACGTGGGATCCACTCAGAGGTTCGCGGGAACCATTGTGATCATCAAGGGCGGCACGGTCGGCCTCGACTATGGAATCCACAGTCCTACGGGAAACTCGGTCGCCAGCTTCTGGCAGAATCTGGACGGCGCTTCACTGTTTTCGATCGTGACCGGCCTCAACAGTTCCTCGACAAGCGTCAACGCTTTGGTTTGTACGATTTAGCGTGCATCGTTAACGGCCAAGGGCGCGCCCGCGGCCAAAGGAGTTCAAAGTGGCAATTTCTCGTTTTGACATTGATGCAGCAGTAGACAGGCTCATGTACGTAGATGGGCGAGGTCATTTACTTGGCCTGCCTACCCAGGCAGCGAGTTCAAACCTCACTACAGGCGTCCCGGTCAACAGCATCGTTGGTTGGGCTCCTGGGGCGTTGTTCTACAACTTCAAATCCAACCCTGGCACGCTCTACGTCAACACAGGTACGTACCTTCTTTCGACGTGGACGCAACTGCCGACTTCGGGCTCCACGATCGCTTCTTTGACCGTAACGGCGCTTACCGCAACGGCCTTGACGACTCCTGCCTACACGAACACCGGCACAGAGACGGTTGCGGTAGGAGCCAACACGATAGCGTTGGGGACGAACTCTGCGACTGCGGCGGCTCTGCCTGCTGGAACGGCTTCGGTCTACCCAACCACAGCAGCGGACGGCACGGTGGGCGTGATTATCAACGCTGCTGACAAAGTGACAGGTCGAAGGATCTTCATCGGCAACGGAGTGAGCAACCAGATACTGAAGGTCTATGGGCCTACGGGAGCGGTCATTAACGGAGCAGCGGCCGATGCGGCCTTCAGTAGCGTCTCAGGCAAAGGCGTCTGGGCGGTGTGTTTGTCAGGCGCTGGAAACACCTGGCTCATGGCGTGATCCGCTCAACTGAAACCCCCGTTTCAGTTCATTCAAAAGGAGGCCAGAATGTCGGAAGAACAACAGATCGAAGTAGCGGGCTGCCCAGAAGTGAGACTGGCCTTCGACGCAGGCTCGCAAAGCATCCAGGTTGGCGTGAAGAACGTGGCCAACCTGGACTTCGCGCTGGCCATGCTGGAAATGGCCAAGGTTAACCTCACGTTCCAGCGGAACATGGCGATGGTCCAGGCGATGGAGGCCCAGCAGCAGCAGGCCAATGCGATGGCCCGCCAACTAAACGGGAGGCTACCAAGGTGATTCTCTGCGTCATATTCGTCGTGCTCATGATGTTCTGGCTGTTTGGAGGCGGCTACTACGTCTACAACCAGCCAAATGCCAACCCTGTCGTGTTCGGGACCAGCACGCTGATTCCCTGGCTTTGTGTGGCCATACTTGGCTGGGTGGTCTTTGGAGGAGTTTCGCCGCTTCGATAGAGACCCGAACACTGAGGAACCCGTGATGTTGTTCGGAGAAGAGGATTTCGTTTCGTGGCCCAGCCTTCTCAAGTATTCAATCGGAGCCCTCATTGGCTTAGTGCCGGCAGTCTTACTCTTTGCTCGGAAGTGGAGATCGGAAGCCCCGCAGATCGCCGCCAAGAAGCAAAGAGTAAGGGCCAAGGATGAGTCGCTCGAACAGGCCATCTATGATCATCGCTTCGGGTGGTACAAGGAAGCCCTTGAAGGCTTGCAGGCCAGGGTCGACAGCTTCGAGAAGGATCGCGTGGCCTATTTATCCGACAATGCGACCCTCAAAGAGCGGTGCGAAAACCAACTGACCAGAATCAACGAACTGCTCAAGATCAACGCCGAGCAGCAAAAAAGAATGACTGAGTTGACGGATGAAGTCGACCAACTCCGTTCTAGAGTGCAGGAGTTAGAATCGCAGGTCGGCGGGGTGTGACATGGCCACGGTGCTAATGATTGAGGATAACCCAAACGATTTTAAGATGGCCGACTCGATCTTGTCAGGCTCCTTTGAATTCACGCACGCCGCCACACTTCAAGACGCCCTGGGCATGATGCAAGCCATTATCCCCGACGTGATCCTTCTCGATCTAAACCTGCCCGACTCCAAAGGAATGAGCACATTGGAGGCCCTAGTCAAGCAGTTCCCTGACGTTCCTATAGTCGTGTGGAGCGGGGCCGGCGAAGCCTCGGAGGCAATGCGGCTCGGTGCCGACGAGTTCATTCTCAAGAACGGAAACATCGAAACGGTTCGTGCGGCCCTCATTTCAGCCATAGCACGTCACCCCTTTAAATCCGTAAAGCAAGACATTGCTTCCTTGCAAAAGTTGATTAAGACAGATCGGGAGACTGACGGCAAGGAGCCTCAATGATCTTTGCAATCTCAGACGTAGTGTGGCAGGCTCTGATAGCTGGGGCCGTGGCTCTCGGGCTTGGCTACATGCAGCGTCAAAACAGGAACGCCATCGTCAAGGTGGGAAAGGAGGCCGCCGAGCACGTCAACGAAGTCAAGGACACCTTGGCCGATAACACTGACGCCACCAACAAGCAGCTCAAGGAGATTTCCAACACGGGGAAGGCCGTGCATACTCTGGTCAACTCCAGCATGTCGGCCCAGCTCAAAATCAGCGCCGTAGCCTTGCGCCGAATAGCAGTGATCAGCAAAGATCAAGAAGACGTCAAGGCGGCGGATCTGGCGGAACGGCTTTTCCACGAGCACGAAGTAAAGCAAGCCGTCGTCGATTCAGGGAAGGCAAGTTAAACCTGGTCCGGGCGGGTCGGTTGGTTTACTCGACCTTTCCCGGCTGGCTCGCCCGGATCTCTAACTGAAAGGTCGAAATGAGGTATCTATTTTCATTGTTCCTAGCCAGCGCCTTAGTCGGCTCGGCTTGGGGACAAACGGTTGTTCCACCTCCTCCCAAGCTTCCCGTCGTCACTCTGCCCAATCCTCCTGCCCCGCCCGTTCCTGTACCAACACCAGGCACAGCGTTCCTTCTCAAGCCTGGCGTTCTCTACGTCATTCCTTCAACCGGCCCCGTGGGCGTCACCTCGTCACCTCTGGGCTTCGTGAACGTCGTTGCGGCGCCAGGCCCCATAACGATGTGGGGAGTCTTCAGCGACTCGAAGGACGGCAAGCCGGAACTGAGGAATTACAAGCAGCCCAACGTCTACATCGTCACGGCGGCCAATCCCGGCTCGTGCGAATTGCTGATCTTTCGGTCGACAGACGTGGCCACGCTCATTCGCCAGGCCATCACGACGGGCGAGCCGCCTCCGCCACCTCCTCCGCCCGACCCGCCGGGCCCCAAGCCGCCCCCGCCTCCTCCACCCGGTCCGTTGCCTCCGATTCCGGTAGACGGCTTCCGGGTGCTGATCGTGTACGAGACGGCCGAGCTGTCGAAGCTTCCCAAAGAGCAGCTTCCGATCCTCTACGGCCCTGCGGTGCGTGACTACATGACCAGCAAGGCCGCTGTGGGCGCAGACGGCAAAACCAAGGAATGGCGGATCTGGGACAAGGACGTGACGACGGCCAATGAGTCGAAGCTCTGGCAGGACGCTATGGCGAGGCCACGGACAGCGGTTCCGTGGGTGATAATCTCCAACGGCAAGACGGGCTTCGAGGGGCCCCTGCCGGCGAACGAGGCCGACATGCTCACTCTTCTCAAGAAATTCGGAGGCTAATCATGGCCGAGATCGTTATTCACGACGGCAACGCTCACGAGCATATGACCTCGCCCTGGGGTCACGCCAAAGGGTTGATCCCGCGTGACTATGCTCAATACCCGATTGGCTACCTGATGTGTGCCAAGCCGTTCGACCTGCCCTTGATCCCCGAGTCGGAGTGGCCTGATCGGCTGGCCGCTCAAATCGCTTCCAAGATGCAACTCTCCGATATCCGCAACAAGGGCAACAACGGAGCTCCGATCCCGAGCCGAGACCAGAACGGCAAGGGCTACTGCTGGGAGCATTCGGGAGTGTCGGCCCATCTGCTCATCCGTGCGGTCAACAATGAGCCCTACGCTGATCTGTCGGCCTATGCCGGAGCCTGCATCATCAAGGGCTATCGGGATGAGGGTGGTTGGGGAGCCGAAGGAGTCGAATGGCAGGCCGCGAATGGCTGCCCGACTTCCAAGACGTGGCCTCAGCAGAGCATGTCGCGGAGCAACGATACTCCAGCCATGAGGGCGGAGGCAGCCACGCACAAGATCACGGAATGGATGGACGGCGAGCCCAGGAACAAAGCCCAACTCGCGACCTGCCTTCTGCTGAACATCCCTTGCGTTGTCGATTACAACTGGTGGTCTCATAGTGTTTGCGCCATGGACCTTGTGAAACTCAATCCGTTCACCATCAGGATCTGGAACTCCTGGGGAGATTCTTGGAGCGAGAATGGCACGGGCCTATTGGTGGCCAATAAGGCTATTCCAGACGGACTGATAGTTCCGAGAGTCGTTACTCCCTCGGCAGCCTAAGGAGGCTCCCATGTGTCGAATAGTTGTCCTCTTGTTGGTGGCGGGTGTGGCCTATGCGGATCTCCCGCAGAGCACCCTGCCACCGTTGTCGTCCCTTCAGCCCAAGCCGGTAATCGTTCAGCCCATCATCCAGTTCGTTCCCAGCCGGCCCCGTGAGCCCCAGCATTCGCATCGTTGCGGTGCCTGTGGATACGTGTGGACGCATGGAGAAAGCAGCTTCGGAAACAGGCAGGCTCATACCTGCCCGAAGTGTGGAGCGGGGCCCTGGTGGACTCAGCTACCTGGCTCACGGCGTACAATGATCTCTGTGCCCAACTGTCCTACTGGAACCTGACCGCGTTAGTTAATGAGGCCGTGTGCCTCTACAAAGGAGTGGATCATGAAGTATTTAGCCCTGCTCGCCGCCCTTGTTATCAGCATCCCGGCTTATGCCGAGGCCCTGCCTCAATCGACCCTGAAAGATGATTGCGGATGCAGCCAAGGCAAGCCTTGCACGTGCGGAGCCGACTGCACCTGCCTCGGTTGTCCCAAGCATTCGGGCGGCTCGGAGGAAAGCGACTTCCTGCCTCAACTCCGGGTTCAATCCAACTGCCCAGGCGGAGTCTGCCCGGTAGTCCCGGCTACTCGTTTTGTGACTCGAACTCGTTTTGTGCCGGAGGCGATGTGGCAGCCTGTGGCCACCCTGCCGCCGAGTTCATCGAGCGATGTGTGCCCCTGTTGCGGGATGAAGATGACTCCGGAGCAAGTGGCCACGATGAAGGCCAGAATGCAGTACGCTCCTCCGCCTGTGGCCTGTGCCGATCCGCCCATGACGCTTTACGGTTCCAACGTCGGCGACGGCTCCAGCGTGAGTGCAGTCGCTCGCAGTGGCCCCATCCGTAGAGTGCTTGGCCGCATCTTCCGAGGACACAAAGGCGGCGGGTGCGGAAAGGGCGGGTGCGGCCAATGACGCCTGAAACCAAGCCCGAAGACAGCCCTGAGTTCAAGCTGCTGCTCAAGGGTATAGAGGGAGAAGTCGCCCGCCTTCGCAAGGTAGAAGATCTGGCCGGCCACATGATCTACACAATCAAAGCTGGGACTGTCATTACTCCAGAGATCATTGACACCTGGGAAGAACAGCTGGCGGGCAGATCATGATTTGGATGCTGGCAGCAACGGCCTTTATGATTGTCGGCCGCTTCACAGTGCCAGGGCACGGCCTGAGCTGGCCGGGAACATTCGAGGCGTTCTCCCATATGATCGAGGGAGCCCTATTAACCTTCTGCTTCACTGGCCCCAAGAAGCGATGTATCACCGCGAACGTGTGCTTCTGGGGCTCGGCTCTTTTTGAACTCGCGATGTTTTTAACCAGGTAAGGGGAAACCATGTCCGCAATCGAAGAACAGTCCGCCAAGATCGCCGCCATCGTTTGGGGTGACACGGGGATGGGCGACGACCCGGTTCCTCCGCCGGCCCCGAGCCCTCACCCGTTCCTCGACTTGATCATGTCTTTGTTCAAGACGCTGTTGCCGATGCTGCTCACCTGCCTGCCGCTGGCCAATCGGCCTCAGCGGGTGACCCGTATGTTCAACCGACAGCTAAGAGGCCACAGGGCCCAGCTCCGGGAAGTGATCGACCAGCAATGCTCCGACCAGGATCCCAAGGCCGCCATCGAGGACGCCTTCCTTCAGGTCGGCAAAACCATTACGGAGCCCGACGTGGCAGCCATGCTGTCTGAAGTCCAGACGTAAGGGGGTTGCAATGCACTTCAATATCACGATCGGCTTGGACCGGGAGACGTTGCATTTCATCCTTCTTTGGTTGATGCATCGAGACGACCCCGCCAAGCTCGAAGCAGCCGCTGCAAAGCTCAAGGAGAAATCCGACGCCTTGCAAGCGGCCCTGGACGCGAGTAAAACAACAGGCACATAGCCTGTCTCACCACTTCATGAAGGAGAGTTCTCATGGCAGCAAACCTGCAACCCGTTATCGACGAAATGACCGCAGCCGACACTGTGATGGATGCCGCATCTGTATTCATCGGCTCGGTTCCGGGCCTCATCAAGACGGCCGTGGACGCGGCTATCCAAGGCGGCGCCACAGCCGCAGAGCTTCAGCCTGTCACCGACCTGGGCGTGACCTTGAAGGCGAAGAGTGACGCCCTGGCCGCAGCCTTGGCAGCCAATACCCCGACGCCTCCTCCGACCCCGGCCCAACTGGCCAAGGCCAAGGGCAAGGCGAAGTAGTCTCCTCTGTTCGTGTTAGACTCCTGGGGCCCCGGAGGTTGTTCCTCCGGGGCTTTGTCGTTGAATAGTGGTAGACTGTGAGGAGTTCCGTTCAGCAGGCAAAGACCGTCGCAGAATAGTGAAGGACCGTGGCCAATGAGTTGACCGTGAACGGGAGCCTCTCCTGTTCCAAGATTCCCCCCATGTCCGCGGCCGTCGCCAGGAACATCACTGGCGGCCTCGTCTCCGTCGCCTCGGGCATCTTCTCCGAAGGCGTCATATCAATCGCTACTAGCGCCACAGCCTTTCCGCTGGGCGGCATTACCAGTTGCGGCTGGGCCTTCTTCTACAATTCCGACGTTGTCAACTACATCACGTTGCGCAATGGCGCTGCCGGGGCCGACTTCATGAAGCTGGCCGCCGGCGAGTGGATGCTGGGGCCGCTCTTGCCGGCTTGCGTCCCTTACGGCCTGGCCAATACGACCGCCTGCCTTGTCGAGTTCCTGATCTTCAGCAGGTGAGAACATGGCCAAGAAAGTAACAGATGAAGTTTTCGTGGACATGAGGTTTCCACTTTTGGGCCTCAACACGTCAATGGCCTACCTGAAGCAGCCGGCCAACACGACGCCAGCGGCCGTGAACGTGCGAGCCTTCGACGGCTCGACCAACAAGGCCCGAGGCGGCTCGCGGCAGGGCCTCACTCCCATCCTTGGCAGGGGCAGCACGGCCCAAGTGAGCGGGTATCACCTGATTCAAAGCATTTCGGTAATCGTCACGGCCTCAGCGAGTGCGGAGAGCTAAATGCCCGACAAGCGGGAGAACTTCAGGAACATCGAGTTTCCCCGTCTGGGTATGGACGTGTCGTTGCCCTACTTCGACCAGCGGCCCGACACGAGCCCCTCGGCAATCAACGTGCGGGCCTACGACGGATCCACGGATCGGCTCCGGGGTGGATCGCGGCAGGGGCTGACTCCGTTCCTCGGCAGAGGTTCGACATCGCAGGTCTCGGGCTTCAATAAAATTCAGTCATTGAGCTGCATAGTGACCGCCGACCAGGCGGCCACGTTCCAGAACACCTTCGTTCCCTTGACGCTCAGGCTCGACTATTCGGAGACCAACAGCCCGCCCGTGCGGAACGCTCCTCGCGTAGAAGTTGCCGAGCGATGGTTCCAGGGCAACAAGCCGACCTTCACGGGTATTACCGGAGTGATTGTTGGAACGCCGGACGGAGGCGGGACAGGCCAGGGGACGGCCAACTTCAAGATCGAGACGGACGGGGTGACGGTGACTCTGACGGCCACCTTTGTCAGCGCTGGGTTCCCTGGGCCTTATGCCTTTGTCGGCCATCCGCAGGTTCAGACAGTAACGCAATCGTTCGCTCTTTTCTTCAATCCGGCCTTTAGTGTTCTGGCAAGCGACTGGACCGTGGTAGCGGGCTCGTTCATAGCGATCCTTCCGTTCAATCTCTTCTATTCCCCGTGAGGCCTCATGGTCCAGCAAAGCACAAGCGGAAGAGTTGTAACGGCCGTGGCGGTCTCCAACGGCAACTTGCTTTACGCGCATGCCGGCGAGACAGCATGGACCGCGGCCACCAACAGCAGCCTCACAACGCCCGCATTCGACGCCTCACGCCTGAACTTCGGCACGGCCCTTAACGGCGAGCTATGGTACGTCGACGGGGTGAACTATCGGAGGTTCGACCCGGCCACGGGCATAGTAGACGACTGGACGGCCTCGGCGGGCACGATGCCGATTGATGGTGCCGGCAACATCCCAAGGCTCATCGAGACCTGGCGAGGCGGGGTGTGGTTGAGCGGCCTCATCGGCCAGCCCTACAACTGGTTCATGAGCGCTGTGGGAGACCCGACGAACATGGACCTGGCCCCGCTTAGTCCAAGCTCCACGGACGCCATCTGGGGAAGCGCTTCCCGGCAAGGCGAGATTGCCGACATGGTGACGGGCTTCATTCCGTTCACGGACGACATCGGCTTCCTCGGTTGCACTCACTCGCTCTGGCTGTTCAATGGCGACCCCAGGGCGGGTGGCTCGATCGACCTGATCTCCAACTCGATCGGCATGGCTTGGGGAAGGGCCTGGTGCATCGACCCTTATGGAACCGTTTACTTCATGTCGAACCGGATGGGCATTTACACCATCGCGCCCGGCTCTCAGCCCCAACGCATCAGCCAGCAGATCGACAACCTCCTGGATCATGTCGACTCGGGGGCCAACACGGTGAGCCTGTGCTGGTCGGAGCGCGAGCAAGGGGTTCATGCCTACATCACGCCCACCGTGGCGGCCGGAGCGGCCACGCACTACTTCTACGAGCAGCGCACGGGAGGCTGGTTCCAAGATGTCTTCTCGAACCCGAACCATAGCCCGCTTTGCTGCTGCCAGTTCGACGGCAATTCGGCCGAGGATCGCGTGGAGTTGATCGGCTCATTCGACGGGGTAGTAAGATACCTCGACCAGAACGCCTCGAACGACGACGGCCGAATCATCCAGTCTTCGGTGATCATTGGCCCGATCTCGACCGACAATCTCGATGAGCTCGTAATTAAGGAGTTGCAGGCAGTCTTAGGCAGCGACTCCGGATCAGTAACCTACAGCGTCCTTGCAGGAACCACGGCCGAACAAGCCCTGGCGCAAAGCGCTAGGCTAACTGGCACCTGGACCGGAGGCCGAAACGCAACAGAATTCATCCGAGTCGCCAGTCACGTTTTGTACATAGGCGTATCGTCCGACAATCCCTGGCGATTCGAGCAGTGCCGGGCATTGATAAAGACTTGTGGCAAAATACGCAGGCGATCTAAAGATTGACGTGTATCCATATTTTCCACCGGACTATGGCGCTGATCGTGCTTTGACGAACCTTGAATTGGGCGGCAAGCTCAACCTGGGTGGCTTCCTTTGCAGCATACCGCCTTCGGATTTCGACAACCTGTGCCGCGGATAGTTTCGTACGCATTCTCCCGTTGCGAGAGGCGTCAGCCATGTTTCCTTTATGCGTGTCGTAACGAAGATTTGATAGTTGATTGTTGCTCGTGTCGTCGTCGCCGTGGCAGACCTCTAGGCCGGCCGGGCAAGGGCCTCTGAAAGCGTTCATTACCAAGCGGTGGACCTGAATGGAGAGCCTTCCTGGGTGGAGTACCAGCATGCGATGCCCAGATATCTTGTTGATGCCTGGTCGCAACTGCTTCCAGGGGCCAGTTCTGTGCCATCGGTTGAATACGCGACAACTCCACACATGGCCGTCGCTGCCAACCTTGTATCCAGGGAATCCTTCGATGTCGCGGTACTCGATGCTAGAATCGAACTCAGGCATGACTCGCTCCCATAAAGCGGGTTGTGTTTGAAGCCGACTGGCCTGTAACTCCAGTCGGCTTCATCATTATAAGTAGAGGTTAAACATGAGCCAACTCGGACAACCGATCAACGGGGCCTTGAACTTCGCTTCGAGCACGCCCGGAAATCCCTACGCCGGAATCATGGCTGGGCCGATGGGATTGGCTCAAAACTACGCGCAGAGTTATAACAACGCGCTTTCCGCAAACAGCCAGAATTACGCCAATATTTTGTCGGGCTATCAAACAGTGATGAACAATGTTGGCAATTCACTTGGACAGGGAGGAACGCCTTGGGGCGTAGCTGCGCCTGCAGCGCAAGCTATCGGTGACGTTTACGCGAAGCAGTCTGGAGGCGCGATGCAGAATTCCATTAACAGGGGGATAGGGAATACGACTGCGGCTAGCGCTGCGCAACGCGGCGCGTCTTTGGATGCCGAGAAAGCATATGCTGGGCTTGGTTCTCAGCTGGCTTCTACGTACGCGGGCTACGAAGCGAACCTTGGGCAAGCTCAGCTTAATTTCATGAATGGAGTCCAAATTCCGTATCCGAATGGAGCAGAGTACAGTTCGTTGTACCAGTCTTACGGCCAGCAGCAGCAAGCACAGGCCTCGGCGGCCCAGCAGATGGCCCTGTCTCAGCAGCAGATGAGGATGGCGGCTGGCCGGGGTGGCCCGAGCGCTGGTAGTGGAGGCGGGGCCAGAGTCGGTGCGGCCCCCCGCGGCGGAACCTATGGCTCGGGTTCGACATTCTTCCCATCAGGCGGAGCGGGAGCCACGCCATACATGGGCGGGGCCACGAGCGCGACGCCAGGGTTGGGAACTTATAGTCCGCCATCGACTAGCGGCTTTACTGGAGGCTTCACTGGAAGTTCAGGCCCAGTGAGCGGTGGCTTCGACCCCTGGGCCACTCCAACAGGAACGGCCTCTGGAGATCCGACTGGCTACGGCGGCGGCGATGATGCTGGCCTCGGCGGCGTAACTGGGAACTTCGGAAACACCGGCTACTGGCTTGGCTCTGGAGTCGCTTAATGACAGGTGAAGTCCCCCGCGTATCCGACCCTGAGAAGTATCCCGAGAAGATGCGGCGCTTCACGGAAGTCGTTGCGCAGATAGTCAACTCACTGGAAGAGGGCGGCTACATCGTTCGTGGGGCCGATGGTACGTACACAATCGTAATCACTGGCGGCGGCACGGTTACGAGCGTGGGTCTGGCCGCTCCAACCGAGTTCACCGTCAGCGGCTCGCCAGTAACGACCTCCGGCACACTGACGTTTGAGAAGGCCACCCAATCGGCGAATCGAGTCTGGGCCGGCCCAACATCGGGAGCAGCGGCCCAGCCGACCTTTCGGGCTCTGGTCGCAGCCGATCTTCCCTCGGGAGCCGGCAGTCCGTTGACGACCAAAGGAGACGTGTACACGTTTTCGACGGTCAACGCGAGGCTCGCCGTGGGTTCTGACGGCCAGGTGCTTTCGGCCGACTCGACTCAAGCCACTGGATTGAAGTGGATTACGGTCTCTGCTGGCGGCGTGACGTCGGTCGCTATGACCGTACCTTCATTTTTGGCCGTGGCCGGAAGCCCTATTACGACTTCAGGGACGTTGGCAGTCACTCTGGCTACCCAGACGGCGAATACGATCTTTGCCGGGCCTACTTCAGGGGGAGCGGCCACTCCAACCTTTCGGGCGATGGTGACGGCCGATATTCCCAATTCAACAGTCACGCTGGCCAAAATCGCCAATGCGACTTCCAGTTCACGCTGGCTCGGCTCGGGAGACGCGGGCAGCGGATCTCCTTACACAGAGAACACCATCGGGGCCGGCCTGGCTATCACTGGCACGGTGCTGTCGATCACCGGCAGCCCGGCCTCCCTGGTTTATCAAGACGGCTCGGTTCCTGGTGGAAACACGGTCGCCAGCACGGCTGCGGAGACGGCCTTCGCGTCGAGCTACACGATTCCAGCTAACACGCTGGTTGTCGGCTCAGTCATCACGATCAAGCTTTACGGCGTTTACTCGACCGCGTTGGTTGCTGGAACGATCGTGGCCAAGCTGAAGATCGGCAGCACCGTGTTGTTGACGACTGGAACCATCAGCGCCTTGGTCGGCAGCACGACAAACTTTGGCTGGACGGCCGAAGCAACACTGATCGTCACTGGGATCGGCGCGAGCGGCACAATAGAGGCCCAAGGGCTGGCCGAATTCGACACGACCGCGACGGCCGGGTTGCTGGTGAACCTTACCAACACGGCCGCGATTGGCTCGATAGATACGACGGTCGGAAAGACATTGACAGTCACGGTGACATGGGGAACCTCGTCGGCCTCTAATAGCATCACGCTTCGGGAAATGGTCGTAAACATTGAGCAGACGGGAGTGATCGCGGGGGGCGGAGGGGCCACTACCGATCCGATCAGCTCGGTTTATCCAGTCTTCACGCCAGCCGGCGACAGCGACGAGTTCTCGGCCACTAACTTTCCAACTGGCTGGACGGCAGTTAATAGCGGCTCACATTTGCCGACCATCACGGAAACGAACAACACGCTTTCGATCTATCACCCAGGAGGCGATGCGAGCGCCGAGCTGCATGCGTGGATGAAAACAACCACGGTCAACGTCGGTGATTACATCGAAGTAGCCTTTCGGCAGTATGGCCGCACTCAAAGCTTTCCACTGGCCGGCGTCCTGTTCGCGGACGGCACAACCTATGCGGCCGGCACGCAAATCGGCCTCTGGCTGAGCCCCACGGAGGCGAATCAGCTTCGCTGGTCGAGAATGACTGGCTACAACACTCAGGCGGCCTCGATCGGCTCGGTTGGTACGCTCTCGGCTGGACCATACGGGGACGTCTTCCTTCGTCTCAAATACACAGCGGCCAATACCTGGCTGCCCTACGCATCGCCGGATGGGATCTCGTGGGCCGAAATGGCCACGGCCTTTGCTGGGACGCTGACTCCAACGGCTGTAGGCTTCTTTGTTTCGACGTGGAGCGGGGCCAGCCCATGCGTCTGGAACTTCCGTTATTTCCGACACGGTCCGTGAGGTGAAACATGCCGCCTATTTTCGCACCGCCGTCTCCCCTGGGAACCGAGGCCGCTATCGGAGTGGGCGCCGGCCAGGCCGCCGTCACGGAGAAGTACGCTCCGCTGCTGGCCCACATCTACGACTCGATCTCCAGCTCACTGGCCAACCGTGGAGGAGGCGGGGGAGGTGGCGGGGGTGGAGGTTTCTCCAACTACATCCAGGTTCTGCCGAATAACGACGGCGGAGCGATGGTTCAGGCCCAGGCGCAGGCCAACCGCGAGGAGCGGGCCCAGGATCTCCGCTACGAGTACGAGCAGGATCCGGTCTCGAAGCACCTCGCTTTGCAGAACCAGGGCCGGATGGATCTGCTGAACCGAAGATTATCTGTTGATCCCAATACGCCACAACCAGTTCGACAGGGGCCACCTCCAACCCCTGTCCTGCAATGGGGACGGGAAGATGATGAGGCCATGACGGAGGCCAGCCAGGTCATTGCCAAGACGGACAAGGCGCTGGCCGCAATGGAAATCACCCCCGAAACCGCCAACATGCTCAGGGCCCCTTACCAAGACAGGCTGGCCGAACTCCAGCAGAAGAAGGAGGCCGTAGACAAGCAAAACGAACAGCGTCAGTTCGCTAAAGCAGCCACGATGGCCGCTCATGCAGACGGCCTCAATGCCACACGAACCCAGAACCGGGCCAACTGGGAGCAGACTCCCGTTGACGAGATTCCCGGCATGCCCAAGCGGCATTATTCGCTCGACGCCAAGGGGGAATGGAAGCTCGACAACGGCCCCGAGCGGGTTCAGCACCAGCGCAACTTTGCGACCATGAACGAGCGGGCCGACAAGGCCGCGGTCGATGCCGCCAAGCACGAAGCCGACATGAAGGCCAAGGCTGCCGAGTTGGATGACAAGCACTTCCACGAAGACAGGGCGGCTGCGGCCAAGGAACTCGAAACCAAGTCGATCACGGGCGAAGTCGTCAAGCCGACCCATGAACAGATCACCGAGAGGGCCGAGAAGATTGCCGAGGCCCGTAGGAAGCGTCGGGGCGGCAAGAATGATCCAGGCATGGCTCAGCCGCACGCGGACGACACTCAGCCAAAGGCCCCTAGCTCAGAGCAAGAGAAGGCCATGCAGCGATTGAACGCCATACTTACTCCCATGGCGCACACCATGCCGCCGGTGAGGCCGCGTCCTGAAGTGACGCCAGAAGCGATTCCCGCGCAGCAACTCAGCCCGGCTTATGGGAACTATCAGGGTGTTGGCAGAGGAGCGTAAGGTGGAACCAGAAACTATCGATGAGCCCACGTCACCGCAAACGGAAGAAGCTCCGCAGCCGGCCGCAGTTCCGCACCAGGAAGAGTGGAAGCCGCCTCCGGCCTGGGACGACGTGGCCAAAGACTTCTCGAAGGCATTCCCAGAGCTGGATTCGGAAGTCGTCAAGAGCCGCTATGAGCAGGCCCGCAACCTGGCCATCGCCAGGAACACCGAGGCTCAGCCAGAGCACCCGGCGGCCTTCTGGTTGAAAAGCGCCAGCCCGATTACCTCTCTCGACACTGCCGCCATGAACCAGCAGTACAAGACTGCCAGGGAGCGGTATGAAAGCGGCCAGGCCGATGCTTTCGACATCCAGAGAATCGCCCGCTTCGAGCGCCAGCAGCAGGTCGACTCTGAGCGATCGCTGGCGCAAGGAGTAGGTGGAACCCTGGCCAGCGTTCCAGGCGCGATCTTGAAGTATGGAGCCCTGGGGCCGGCGGCCCTGCCATTCATGGCCGTTGAGGGAACGCTGGAGCGAGCGACCGGCAAAGCAGTCTCGCAAGGCGGCGAGTTCTATTCCCCAAAGAATCTGCTGCCATCGGCCGCCCTGGGAACCGCCAACGCGATGGTCCTGGGCCGTCTTGGTAAGTACACCCAGGGAGTGGCCAATCCGGTTGCCAAGTGGGCAGCCTCGACGGCGGCCGGCGTGGGAGAGCTCGAAGCCGTCAAGATTGGCGCCGGGCTGGCCGACAAAGTTCTACCAACCGAGTATCAGACGAAGGAAAACTTCGGCATCCTGGGCGCTGTGGTCCAGGGAAAGATGGGGACCGCACTTAAAGAGGCCGTGGAAGAGACGGCCATGATGGGCGGGTTCTCGGCGGCCCATGCCTTCGGGGCCATCACTAGCCGCTATGACAAGCTGCGCTCAGAAGGGGTTGCCCCCGACTCCACGCACATGAAAGAGGAGCTGGGCAAGATCGTCGAGCAGGTCAAGGCCAAGCCTGTCGAACCCGACCCGACCCTGGATGTCGTGAAAGGCCTTACGGGACAAGACCATACAGCTAAACCGGTGTCTGAGGCCGACTTCTTGCCAGCCAGCGAGGCAATGAAAACTGATGTAGCCAAAAAGCAGGCCGTCGATGCTTTGATGAAGTCTGGCATGAGTCGGGCCGAAGCGACCAAGCGAGTCGAAGAAGGATTCGCCAATACGCCGCAAGTCGTTATGCCGACAAGCGAAGGGGTGCGCCTGAAGACTTCTCCTGGCTTACATGCGCAAGACGCGGAATTTGAAGTAGTCCAACCTAAAGCCCCAGGGAACGCACCAGAGGCCCCGCCAGGCCCTCCGGCCGTCGAAAGGCGAGTAGAACCGGCTAAGCTGCCTGGAACGGCCCCTGTGGCCTACGCCGACGTGCCCGAGGCTGTTCGGAGCGAGTTCGAGAAGCTGACGGCGGAGCGGAATGCGGCCTTCGCGGCCAAGACGCCCGAGGGGGACGCCACGGTAGCGGCCCTCAAGGAGCCCATATCGAAGCTAATCCTTGAGAATCCAGGGCTTAGAGAACGCTCTGTCATGGCCAAGCCACGTAAGGTGGCCGAGCCCCAGGAAGGCCCCCAGCCGCCCGAGGAGCGACGCGCAGCCCTGGAGGCCCGGATAGCCGACGCCAAGAGCCGGGGCGAGCCTACGGACCGGCTGGAGGCCATGCTGGGCGAGAAGCCGGCCAAACCATCACTCCTGGAACGACTTAAAGCCAAAGGCCGTGGCGACGTAGCGGCGCCAGAGCAGCAGGCCCAGGATCCCAGGAAGATCCGCACCTTCGATGAGTACAACCCGCCCGACGAAGCCACGAAGGCCGGCTTGACCAAGGACGAAGCCTATATTCACGAGCAACTTATGAACGGCCGCTCCCTACGGGACGTGGCCGAGGATCCAGCCGTCAAGAACTCGATCACGACGTTCCAGGGAGTAGCAGCCGCCCAACTGCGGGCTGCTGGTAAGCTGGGCATGCTGGATGCAGAAGGAAAGCCCAAGTCTGCGACGACCCTCTTACGCGAGCGGTACATTGAGCGGGCCAGGACCGGGCAGGCCGACGAATCGGATCATGAAGGATTCGTAGAAGACCAGGCCCACAAGGCAGTTGCGGCTGCTGCGGCAGAAGGTTTTGCCCTGGATCTGGCAGCGGCCAGGAAGGAAGTGAAGGCCCGGGCAGATACATTGTTCGATCATGAAGTGGCGTACCAGAACAAGTGGAAGAAATTCTTTGAAAAGGCGGCCAGAAGTGGACGTAAATTCTCACCTGAAGAATATGCCGAGTTTAACCGCCAGGCTGCACGTGGCGAGCTCCCTGGCGGGAAGACTCCCGAACGAAAGGCCGTCGAGCCGGAAGCCGTTCGACCCGACGATACTGGCAGCGTACAGCCAGGCGCTGCACAGCGGCCTCCAGTTGAGGTTGAAGCAAATGGGCAAGGGGACAATACCAGTGCCCCAGCCGGAGGCAGTGAGGCCGCCGGCAACAAGTTGACCAAAGACGTTCCCCAGGCCACTCGACAGATGGCCGCCGAGCTGGCAAGCTCTGGAAACAAGTGGGCCGTTGAACAACTGAGAAAAGAACTCACGGATCTTTACGACGTGGAAGTGGCCAAGGCCATCATCGACGAAGCCAAGAAGACGCCTCCGTCCGAGGAAGCCGCCAAGGCCTTCGCAAGCATCAAGTCGGTAGGTCTCGGCAGAACGGCCCAGGTCAACGCGGCGAACGAACGTGGCGCCATCAGGGATCAACTACTACGGCATGCAGCAGGAGAGGAGTACCAGAGTGTCATCCGGGAAGCCCAAAAGAATCCGGTTCTTGCCCAAGAAGCTGAAGGCCTCGCTAACCAAGCTATCGAGCAAGGTAGAGGGTCTGGAAAAGCAGAGGGTATCAAAGAAGTTGCACAGGCTACTGGGCACGACCCCGCCGAACTCGAAAGACTCCTCGACGAATCCGACCGAGCCGAGCGAGAGGCAATCCAGTCTGAACAATCCGGCCCCACAGGGGGATCAGAGCCAAGTGATATACCCTTCCGCCGGGAACCCGGCCGCAACGAACCCATCACAGGCCCCAGCGATCCCACCGCAACCCCAATCGGAAGATCAGCCCTCCGAGACTTTCTCTCTGGAGAATCAGGACACGTAGATCTGAGCCAGGTGGCCCCGGTCGTCCAAAAGAAGACTCAGGAAATTCACGACAACTTGGCCGAGCTGTCGGGCCGCATCTATCCTCGCACTTCCCGGCTGTCCAAACTCGCTGCCAACGCGATGGCCCGCTACATTTCAGTGAAAACCTATTCTCACGAGGCCACAGGCTACTTCGTGGACAAGATCCTGGGGCCGAAGATCACCCCCGAGCAAGACCTGCTTTACGGCACTGCTTTCCAGGAAATGCGTCATCGAGTGGCCAAGGAGCGCGTACGCCAGGAGCAGTACAAAGCCGAGGCCGAGGCCCTGCATGAACGCTACCAGAACGGAGACTCGGAGAAGGCCGGCGAGTTGACCAAGCGGGCCACAGCCCTCAAGGAGCAGGCCAACGACATTGTTTCCTTCATCGGCCAGGACAACTCTCCGCTGAAGACCGAGGCCGACTATCGCGCCGCCTTGCCTGAGTTGAGCAAGATCCTCAAGCGGTACGGTGCCCAAGATGGTTTGGTGCCCGTCATGGAAGAGAACTACCGATCGGCCACGGGGATGGAAGTCAGCGACCCGATCGACAGTCTGACGCAGATTCCCGGCCTGCCCATGAACGCTATCGCCGTCAAGCCTGGCGAGGAGACGCCGACCACGGTGTACATCGGCGGAGGCCGCGGCAATCTCAAAAACGTCCGGCAAGGAAAACTCGGCTTCACCAACAAAGCCATGCTGGCATCGGACGCTTACGACACACGGTTCAGCTCGATCATCGAGAACACGTTGACCAAGGGAGCCCAGGCGGCGCGCAAAGCCGAAATGAACCGGGCGCTGGTCTCGGAAGGCGTGGCTGTGTGGGGAGTTCCAGGCGCCAAGGGGGACAAGATTGGCCGGGAAGCTCTGGTCGGCCATCAGGAGTTCTCCGACGTAAACCCGCCTCGGGGCAGCCAGGAAGCCACCAACGGCCAGACCTCGCTCTACGTGAAGACAGATGGGGAACGCGACACAGGAGTAGCCGGCGAGTACAGGAAGGCCCTGGACGTGGACAAGAAGACGCAGATACCCGGCCTCACGCCCGCGATGAACTTCATCAATAGCTCAGCCCTGATGTCCACGGTCGAAGGTGCGTACCACACGAAGAACATGCTCACGAACTTGACCTCGGCCGGTTCGAGCCCGGTTGATGTCATCAAGAATGCGGTCGAGTGGGCCAAGGGCAGCGAAAGCTTCAAGAAGAATCTGGTCGACCTGGCCTTTATTGGTGCACAGAAAGACTTCAACAAGCGGGCTTACTCCGACTGGAATCCGCTGAAGTGGACGGCGGCCTTCCTTCATTCGGTCAACGACGTAATGCGGGTAACGATGGATCAGGCTCACCAAAGGCTGGTCGAGAAGGGCGAGTTCCCCGACACGGAGGCCCATCGCAGGGATTGGGTCAATACGAAGATGGGCCAATACAACCGGCGGGCTCAGCAGGATATGGTTGTGCTCGCGAGAGACCTGGGCTTCGGCCCCTTCGCCACAGCCGGCTCCCAGTTCGTCATGGGCGGGGCCAGGTCGATCTATGGCGGCCCGGGAGTCGAGGCCACGAGCACGGCCGCAGCCGCCCGACTTCGAGCCGCTTCCCTGGGCCGCGTGGCCGTCCTGCTGGGCGGCGCCGCTGCCATCAACGCTCTTGTGTGGGGGAGGGCCGATGGTGACGACAAGACGCCCTGGGGCTCGATCAAGGTCTATGACGACGGCAACGGCAAGAGTATGTACATCGACCCCCTCGGGGCATTCTCTGGCGTTCGCCGCGGCCTCCGCATGATGGGGTTGACGGCAATCAGCCAGGGTATCCAGAAGGGTCAGCCGGCGGCATCAATGGCCGACAGCGCCATGAAAGACGCGGCCTCCGCGATCATCCGGCCCTTCACGGGGCCGGCCTGGGAGTTCGGCCACACGGTCGCCACTGGTAAGAATGCTCTGGATAGGAAGGTGGCCGAGTCAGCCGACTATGGCGAAAGCCAATACTGGAAGAACTTCAAGGCCGCCATCTGGAACACGAACCCAACGGTGGCCCAGCTAACAGGCAAAGACTCGCTGGGGGAATCCTCGGCCGCCGAGCGAGCCACCAGCATCCTGGCCCCCTTCGCCAAGTGGACGCATGACACGCAGCCCCCGGAAGTAGCCAACCTGTTCGAGGCCCTGCACAAGGGCCTGGACGTGCATCGTGAAGCCGCGATGGCCGCCAGGAAGCAGGGGCTCAAGGCCAAGCAGCCGCCCGACGTGGCCGCTCTCAGTCACGCCGCTATTCTCATTTCAGATTTGCAGAGGAAATACAACACCCCCGGCCTCAAGCCGGAAGTGAAGCAGCAGATCCGCGAGGCCCAGAAGACGATAGCCAACGCGGCCATGCAGAAGCGGGAAGCCATCAAGTCCCGTTGACCTTCGAGGCGGACCTGGCCTTCTTCCTTCCGAAACGGAGCAAGGCCGGTCCCAATTCCGGGTAATCTTTCAAGAATTCCAGTAATCTTTTCGCGCTCAATCTTGGCGAACGTCTGTCGGCAAGCCAGTGCCAAACGGCCTCAATCGTAACTCCCAATGCTATCGCCATTTCTTCACTGTCCCATTGCTGAGTTTCCATTATCAACTTGACATCTTTGCTTCTCAATTCCGGCCTCCATTCTGATTGAATCCTGAGCGAATCTTACGAATCGTGTTGACAAAAAGAAAGTGCAGACGTAATATTCTCCGCTCAGACATCCAGTCACATTTCGGAGACAGTCATGACGACCCAGCAGATCAAGGATCGGGAAGAAGTCGACGCGAAGAAGCTGGTCGACGAGGCCCTTGAAGCGGCCTACCGCTACATCACTCAGCCCAACGGGGGCCGCCCCGGCTTCATGGAGTACCGGATCACTGCGGCCCAGTACAACGCGCTAACCGAGAAGCTGCGGGCCGCCATGAAGGCCCGTGGCATTTACTAAGGAGAGGCCGATGTCCACCGAGATTGTCAAAAGTCCCATGCTCATGCTCCAGGAGCAGCTCGACAAGGGCGTGTCGGTTGAGCAGCTCAAGGGCCTGATGGACCTGGCCGAGCGCTGGCAGAAGATCGAGGCCGAGAAAGCGTGGAATCAAGGGATGATGAATTCCCAGCGAGACATGCAGCCCCTCGTGAAGTCGAGCCACAACAAGCACAAGGACATCTGGTACGCGGGGTTCGAGCAGCTCGACAAGCAAATTCGGCCCATCTACCTGCGAGAAGGGTTCAGCCTCTGCTTCACGGAGATCGAGCAAGACAACAAGGAAGTTTGTCGCATGGCGGTAGACGTTATGCACGTCGACGGCCATTCGCGGCGGTTCGTCAAGGATGTCCACATTGACGGCGTAGGCATCAAGGGCAATGCCAACATGACGCCGACCCAGGCCGATGGTTCCACGACGAGCTATGCCCGGCGGTACGTAACAAAGATGGCCTTCAACCTCGTCGAGTCGTCGGACCTTGACTTGGACGGCGAGACGGACGCCGGCAACCTGACGGCCGACGAAGTGAAGGTACTTCAAGACCTGATCGACGAAATGAACATGCTCCGCTCTATCCCGTTCCCGGTGGACAAGATGGTTCACTGGCTCCGCGAAGGATGCACCCGGCTCGATGAGATCCCACGTTCCCAGTTCACCAATGCCTTGCAACACCTCAACCAAAAGCGGGTCGAGATCGAGCAGGCAGCACTCAAGAAAGGCAGTAAGAAATGAACCACACGCCGACGCCATTTGTGCTCCAGCCGTCCACCCTGAGCCCGTCGCTTTACATCGTTGGGATGGATGGTATGCGAGTGGCTGTGATTCACTTGCATGCGTCTCTAACCGGCAGCCTTGACGAAGCTAACGCCGAATTCATCGTCCTGGCCTGTAACAGCTTCGACGCCTTGGTGGAGGCGTTAGATCAAATGGTCAAGGCCGTTGCCGAGCCGGCCATGATCTCGATGGGATTTGATCATCCCCCGGAGTACGCATCAGAAGCCGACCATTGGTTGGCAAAAGCCATATTTGACGCTCGAAATCTCTTGGCCTCAATCAAAGGAGAAAAGAAGCAATGACCAAGCAGCGACCCGAAGTGGTCAACGAAGTCCCAGACAACGCGGCAGACATGGGCGCCGCAAAGATGACCGAACCTGGGACTCAAGTCTCGGTATTCGCCACGCTGCCGGCCTGGCAGCCCAGTCCAACATTAGCTGAGATCGCCAAGCTCAAGGAAGAAAAGCTGGCCCTCATCCCCGCCGTCGCTACACCAGCCGGCCTCGTGGCGTGCAAGGCTGCGCGCCGAGAGATCGTTGCGCTCCGCAACGCCGTAGACAGACGACGCAAGGAAGAGGGCCGGGAAGCGCTCGAATACAAGCGCAAGGTGGACGCGGCCGGCAACACCGTTATGGCCAAGCTCATGGAGATCGAGGAGCCCCTGGACGCAGCTATTAAGGCCGAAGAGCAAAAGGAGATCGAGGCAGCCCTGGCTGAAGCCAAACGCATCGAGGCCGAGCAGCGAGCCCGAGAGGAGCAGCGACTGGCCCTCCTAGCGGCGGAGGAGAAGCGAAAGAGGGACGAGCAAGAGGCCGCCTTCGCCAAGCAGCGCGAGGAGATCGAGGCCGCCAAGAAAGCGATGGAGGCCCAGCAAGCCGAGTTCAACCGCCAACAGGCCGAACTGCGGGCCGAGCAAGAGAAGGTCCGGCTGGA